TGGCGTCGGTCGGCATGGTGATGTCGTGCTCGACGTAGTCGTGATGCGCCGGCGCCACGATGTTGTAGACGTCGGCCTCGGCTTGGGCATTGGAGAGCGAAGAACAGCCACTGAGCGCCAATGCGCAGCAAACAACGAGAAGTCTCTTCATTGGTTTTCCCTCATCAGGAAGTCGACTTGCTGGGTCCTACTGAGCTGCCAGAACTTGGGTGGCATACCACTCGTAGCCATTTCTTGCATCAGCATTTGATGGGTGCCAACGCGCATCATGCGTGCCCACAGGTTGGCTTCGGTCTGCCCGGCCTGAGTCATCTGCTCGCCGAGCTCAGCCCAGACCTTGTCGACCGCACCCTGCATCATATCGCTGTTGCCGCTCTTCAGCCCGGCGACGAAGCGCTGCATGTGGTGTTGGACGCCACCCGCGACCTGAGCGGCCTCGCGCTGGATGCGCCCGGCCGTGAACTGCTCCCCGGCCTGAGCACTCGGCACCCCGGCCGTCAGGTCGATGAAGCGCAACATCGGGAGCTGCGTGAGAGCCCGTTGTCCCGCGCTCTCGTCGCGGGGACCGGCCCCCAGGTAGCGCATGGCGTCGGTCGCGGGGAGGAAGGAGCGCCCCACCGTGCGCTCGACGTTCTCGGCCCGCTCGCCGACCGTCTGGTAGCTGGTGCGGTAGCCGACGTCGAGTGCTTGGCGGATCCACGGCGCGGTCGCGTTCGCCAGAGCCCGTTGCGCCTGCTCGAGGCCCTGAGGGAAGAGCTGAGCCATGAGGAGCTCCTCGTTGCCGTGCCCGAGCACGTAGGCGCCGATCTTGTTGCCGGCGCCGGACAGGCCGAGGAAGTCGGTCGCAGCCGTGAACGTGTCCTCCCACGTCAGCAGCAACGGGTTCCCGAACTCGTCCTTCGCCCACGGCAGGAACAGGTGCCCCTTGCCGGCGAGGTCGGGCCGGAGCTGCGTCAACCGATCCTCCTCGTTGGCCGCCATGAGCCAGTTGAAAAGGCCGATCGCACCGGCATAGGTCGCATACTTCGCGAGCGCGTTCCCCGGGTGCCGCACGACCTCCGCGAGCTGCTTGGTCAGGTTGTAGCGGGCCCAGGTGTAGAACGGGAAGATCACGCCGTTGAGCGCTTGGCGCTCGAGCGGCGTCAGCCAGTCGTAGTTGACCAGCACGTCGCTGACCTGCAGGTGGGCCTTCCGTGTCGCCGCCGTTTCGGCGCTCTCGCCCGGCCGAGGCTCGAGCTTGCCCTCGGCGATGTCGCGCAGCGCCGACATGCGCTCGCGCATGAAGTAGGCTGAGCGCACCAGGTTCTCGGCGTAGTTATCGACGGCGTTCGCCCAGCGGAAGTCGCTGCGCGCCAGCTTGCTGACCCAGCGCAGGAAGTTGCCGGTCTCGGGCAGGTAGTGCTTGAGCCACTCGCCCTGGAGCTGGTCGCGCATCCCCTCGACCTCACTGGTCCACAGGCCGCTCTTCGCGGTGTTGTAGCGCTGAAGCTCCCGCGCCAAACTCTGAGCCGCAGGCGAGAGTTTGGCGATCGCCGCCTCCGAGTCCCGCACCGCGAGCGCCTTCGCCACCGGGCTCGTCTCAGGAATCAGCCGTGTCGTCTCAGCCGCGGCGCGAATCGAATCCTTGAACGCGATCGCCGTCTCATCGCTGATGACGTTGCGCACGTTGCGGCCGAACACGCGCGCCCCGCCGAGCCCGCGCAGAGCCGGGCCCTTGAACCACTTGCCGATCATCCGGCGGATCCCGCGGAGCAACGGGGAGCTGAGCCAGGAGCTGGCGTCGCGCTGGCTCCGCCACAGGTCGATCATGTCCTTCGTGACCAGGTGGCGGCCGAGCTCGGCGTCGGGGCGCATGTTCCGGCCGACCACGGCCTCGGGCACGATGCGCATGTCGGTGAGCGCGTGGATGGTGGCGATCGTATCCAGCGTCACCGGGTCGCGCTCGAGCGTGCGCTGCCCGGAGCGGCCGTAGCGGATGTCGACCACGACGCCGCCGTGCTCCTTCTCCGCGCGGGCGCGCAGGTCCTGCCACTCCTGGGGCGTCATGTCCTTCACCTCTTCGCGTGAGGTGCCGAGCTCGTCCAGGAGGCGATCTTCGATGCCGCGCGCGACTCGCTCATTGTAGTCGTGCACCGCATTGGTGAGACGGACCTTGGTCAGATAGCTCATGAGAGCCTCTGGCGTCGGGTCGATCATGCGCTCGCTGCCTTTGCGCGCCTTCAAGAAGCCACGGAACGGCTCCTTGGGCATTGCCACGTCTCGCATTGGCCCGATGCCAGCAATGAAGTCCTCGTAGTCGACGACCTTGCGCGGGTAGTAGTTCTGCTGCTTGTCCTCGGCGCGCGCGAGCCCACGGTCGACGAGCGACTGCCAAGAGTCGTCCAGGACCTTGCGCATGTTGAGGTAGGCCTGTTTTCCCTCCGGCGTGAGGCGACCCTCCGCCTGCAGGAGAGCCCGTTGCCACTGCTCGGGGGTCAGGTTCCCTGGCAACGTGTTCTCGGTCTCCACGTCGCGGTATTGCTGATTGCCACCTTCGTCCAGCACGGGCTTGCCGGCATCGTCGGTAATGAGCTCCTTGTGGGTGCGGATGCGATTGTCGAACTGATCGCGCATCACCGCGTATTCCTGCACGTCCATCAGCTCGATCACGGCGCCGTCGGGCGTGATCTTCTTGTCGCGCGCCTTCGCCGTGATCGGCTCGAAGATGTCGCCGAGGTCGCCCATCGACAGGCGCGGCGCCATGCGCAGGTCGCCCTGGAGCCGGTCGGTCTCCGCGAGCACGAACTCCTCGTCCTTGCCGAGCTTGGCGAACTTGCTGCGGTAGCCAGCCTTCTCGATGCGCTCGGCGATCAGCTCGCGTGTCGACGGGTTCTTGAAGGCGGCAGCGAAGCGCTCGCCCCAGCCCTTCATCCGCTGGTAGAGGCTCGGTCCCTCGCCGATCAGCTTGCTGCGCCGGGCGAACATGTTCGAGAGGAACTTCTCGGCGTCGGCGTCCGAGGGCGGCGGAGCAGACGGCTCCTTGCCGCCGGTGGGCTCGTGGAGGGCGCCAGGGAGCTCGGGCGTGGGCTCGGCGAGCCGGACGGTGTCTTTCATCGCCCGGACGTCACGAGCGATCCTGGCGTAGGTGGCGGCCTCCACGGGCTTGCCGATCCTCGTGCTGAAGGCGCCTTCCTTGTCCATCTCGCGCGCGGCCGCCTCGAGCTTGGCCTCGTTCTGCCCGCGCATCGCCCGGACCTTGTCCGCGATGGCCTGGTAGGTCTCGGCCTCGACCATGCGGTTGAGGCTCTTGCTGAAGCGCCCCTCCTTCTCCATCTCGCGCGCGGCCGCCTCGAGGCGCGCGTGGCTGCGCGTCACCTGCAGCAGCTCGTCCTCGCTGATGCCGGTCCGGCCGGCCTGGGCCTTGTCCGGGGCGCCCTGGGCAACGGGTCCTCCGGTCTCGAGGCCCGCGGCGCGCATCAGGCGCTCGACGTTCTCGGGGGTCTTGGCCAGGCCCTCGGTGCCGAACTGGTCGCCGGCGATGTCGAAGAAGACCTCCGGGTCCTTGGTCTTCTGGAACCACTTGTAGGCGTTGGCGAGGGCCTCCTGCTTCTCGGGCGTGGGCTCGCTGACCATCTCGTCGCCGCCCATGAGGGCTTGGAGCTCGGAGTCCGAGAGCACGCTCTCGCCCTTGCGCCGGCGCGGCACCGACACCTTGGGCTCGCGCGCGGGGCCCTCGCGCGGCGCCGTCGCCTCGAGCTCGGGGCCACCCTCCTTGAAGTCGGACCCCTCGCCGACATCGGGCATGCCGGCGGAGAGCGCGGCCAGCTCCTCTTCGGAGACAACGGGGCCTCTGGAAGGGGCCTCTGGCGCCCGCTGCTCGCCGAACGCCTTCTCGAAGTCCCCACTCTTCTGGAACTCGCCGAAGCGCTGGGCGCCCTCCTTGGCGTCGTAGAAGCGCACGTCGATGCCGTGCCGGGCTGCGACCTCGGTCACCGCCTCGCCGTAGCGCTTGGCCCCCTCCTTCGCGAGGGCCCGTTGCTCCGGCGTGCTCCGCTTGAGCATGTGCCAGTTCGACAGGTAGGCGTCCTGCATCGCCTTGTCCGACGCGCGCCGCCCGGCCGCGACGGCGATCTCCTTGTTCACCGCGGCCATGTCGAGCTTGCCCTCGGCCGAGCCCTTGGTCTGCGCGACCCACAGCCCGCGGTCGGTCGCCACGAAGTGCTTGTCGGCGCCCGTGGCGGCCTTGCGACCGAGGAAGTAGCCGAGGTCCTGCGCCGAGAACGGCGTGGATCCAGGGTGGTTGTGCAGCGTGAAGGCACGCTCGAGGATCTGCTCCGGCGTCACGCCGCGCTTCTCGCCCTCGGCGCCGAGCCGCTTCGCAGCGCCGGCGAGGTCGACCTCGGGGCCGGCCACGCCCCTCGTGCCCTTCACGGCCGTGAAGACCATGCGGTCGCCCATGTGCGCGCCGACGACGCCGAGCTCGCGCCCCTCGCCCCCGCCCTCCTCCGCGCGCGCAGCGTCGCGCTTGCGGTTGAAGCGGATCATGCGCTCGGCCAGGTTCTCGGTCGCCTCGACGTTGTAGGTGCCGCTGCGCCCCGACAGCGAGCCGGGAAGCATCTGCTCGGGCTCCCCGCGGGTCTTGCCAAGCGCCGCCTCCTCGCGGCCCTGCTGCCCGATCTCCTTCGCGATGGGGCCGAGCTCCTTGTGGTAGCGCGCGAGCTGCCACGCCTCCATCGGCGTGTTGGTCTTACCCTCCTGCAGGTCGACCAGCATCTGCGCTGTGCGCTCGCCGGCCTGGCGCTTGGTGGCCTCGTCGACGGTCTTGCGGCCCTCGCGCGCCTCCGCCTCGAGCCGCTGATTCAGCAGGTTCTCGCGCGTGGCCCCGCGGCCGAACGCGGCCTTGAAGGCGACCATGCCGAGCACGTTCTTGCCGAGCTCCTCCTGGTAGCTGTGCCAGGTCTCGCTGCTCGGGTTCTTGATGAACGCCCAGAGCGTTTGCCCGGCCGGCGTGTCGCGGAACGCGACGTCGCGCGCGGCGCCGTAGGCGGTCATGCCCACGCCCTCCGTCGCGGCGCCGAGCGCGTTGGACAAGAACAGCGGCATCTCCTTGCGCAGTGCTAGGGACTCGACCTGGTGCCCCATGGCACCGAGCCCCCAGAACACGAGCCCGGTCTCAGCACCGCGCCGGAAGGAGTCGGTGTAGCCCTCCATGAAGCCGTGGGAAACGGTCTCGTAGGTGCCGAAGGCCGCCGCCTGAGCAGCCCCGTTGCTGAGCACGTCCGCGATCTTCGCCGCCGTGCCGGTCGTGCGCGCGCCGATCGCAGCCATGCCCTGGGCGACCAGGGTCTTGCCCTTCATCATGGCGCTGTTGAAGGGTGCGGTCGCGACGCCGAGCCCGGCCATGCCGCCGACGAAGTTGGAGACGTCCGCGGCGAGCCCCCAGCCCCAGGCCTGCTCGTGGCCGAACGCGTTCCACACGTCCTTCGCCTCGCGCGCGTTGGCCGCGAACTCGCCGGCGTGCTGGCCATAGAGAAGCGCGCCAACGGGTCCCACGAGCTCGGGGAGACCGAACCGGTTCTTCACGATCTGGACGTTGCCGTGCTCGTCGCGGAGCTCGACATTGGGCGCGCCGACGAAGTCCGGATGGAAGCCGGTGGTCTCGAAGACCTTCTGCAGGGCGGCGTTGTAGCCGTCCTCACCCATGATCCCGCGCAGGATCCAGTCGCCCACGAGGCCACCCGCTGCGCCGATCGGACGCACCAGGTCGGCCATGAACTGCGTAGCGCCCTCGGCGCCGGAGAGCGCGACGGCGGAGAGATTGGTCGCCGTCTTGCCGAGGAAGCCAGCCATGGGGTCGGCCTCCTTCTTGAAGATGGACGGCCGATCGCCATTGGTCATGACGCCGAGCCCCTGGGCGGCAATGGCGGTCTTGGGGTGGCTGAAGACCGAGAAGTTGGGGTCGATCGTCTTGAAGCGCGCATTCATCTTGGCAATGCGCTGCTGGATGTTGCCAGCCTCGCTCTCGAGGAGCCGCAGCGGCTTGATGCGCTGCGCCATATCCTCGGGTGACATGTTGTGCATGTCGGCGAGCGTCAGCTTGTTGACCTCCTTGAACTGCGCGACGCTGGTCGACCAGATATTGTGCAACCAGTCGACGTCTTCTTTGTTCTCGTTGACGGCGCGATCGAGCTTCCCCATGCGCTCGCCGATCAGGCGCTGCGTGCGGATCGCCTTGGTCTGCTCGGTCATGGCGATCGTGTTGCCCTGGTCGTAGAGCGGGTCCTTCCCGCGCACGTCCGCCATGACCTCCTGGTTCAGCGAGTCGACGTATTCCCCATCGAGCAGGTCATTGGCGTCCTGCCGCTTGCCCTCCTTCTGGAGCTGCTCGATGTGCTGGCGCCGCTTCGCGAACTCGAAGAACTGCGCGTTGAAGTCGCGCGCTCCTGTGCCCTCTTCCCTGATCGTGCCTTGGGCGTCGGGCGAGTAGACCTTGGGCTTCGCGATCTTGAATCGCGGGACGACGGGCTCTTCAGCGGGAGTAGCCGCCTGAGAAGTCGGTGTTGGTGCCGGGGTAGTTGCCGGTTGGCTGGCTCCCGCCGAGCTTGGTTGGCTGGCTGGCCCCTGGCCTTGGCCCTCCCCCTCCTGGTCCAGATTGTCCACTGCTTGCTCCTGCGGCCCGTCGGGCCATCGTGATGCCTAGGAAGCCCTGCGCGGCGGCTTGATTGGCAAGCCGAACGCGATCCTCCTGGGTCTTAGCTGATAGACGCAGATACGAGCGCATGCTGTCCCGCTCTCCTTCGGGAAGCTGCTGCATGATCTGCATCTCTGCGGCCATGTCCCCTTCCATACGCCGCGTGTATAAGTTGCGGAAGGAGTAGAACTCTTGCATCATTGGCGAGGACGGGTCGACCAGCGGACTGATGTAGCCAGTCTTGGCAGCACCAGACAATGCGATCTGATTGCGCTGCTCCTGCAATGACGACATGATCGTCTGCATACCCTCGGGCGTTGTCTTGCCGCTGAGGATCTCGTCCAATGCGCCCTTCATCTTGGGATTGCTCTGCGCGAGAGGAGCCAAGAGAGCGATCGACTCCTTCTGCGCCGAGAGGTCTCCGGTCTGCAGGCGGATCATCTGGTCGGTCGCCTTCTCGAGGCGATCGTCGACCCCGCTGTTCAGCTTGTTGCGCGCGTCCTCGCGCTCGATGCCGGTCTTGGTGTTGAACTCCTGCATCAGGCGCTCTTCGCGCATCGCATCGACGTTCGCGCGCGCCATCTCGGTGGCGCTGTGCTGCTGGCGCAGCCCGCTCTCCTGCTTGAGCTGCTCGCCCTGCTGGTTCAGCTCCTGCTGACGCTGCAGGATCTGGCTCGTCTTGTAGTCCTTCTCGAGCCCGTATTCGGCGACCTGGCGTCCCTGGCTGAACTCGCGCTGCTGCTTCGCTGGCGCCGTCTCGACATACTTCCCGGTCTTGGAGTCGAGCTCGAGCCCGCTACGCGCGGCTTCGAGCTGGCGGCCCTTCGCAGCCTCGTCGGCTTGCGCTGCCTGTCCGAGCCCACCCTGGATCTGCTGCCCGGCTCCCTGCAGGCCCTGGTTGACCTGCTGCGCGTAGTCCATCTGCGCCTTGAGCTTCTGCTGCCGGCCAGCAAGGTCCGCGTTCGCCAGCCCAGAAGTGTCCGTCCCGCCGTAGGTCGCCATCGTGATTCCTTAGAAGAAGCCGCTCCCGCCGCCGACACCGGATCCAACCGAGTAGCCCGCTGCTGCGCCAACGGGTCCTCCGATCATGAAGCCCGCGGCCGCGCCGACGATACCGCCGATCATTGCTCGCTTGCCCATCTTCTTGGCGAGCCTCTCCTGGCGCGAGACGAGCTGCTCGGCTTTGTCGAGCTGCTCCTTCTGCACGAAGTAAGAGAAGTCGGCGGCCTTGTGCTGCTGGCTCGCGTAGAGATTCGCTAGGCTCTCGAACTGGCCACTCTGCAGCGTCGCGAGCGAGCCGCGGCCGCGCTTCTGCACTTGGCCGAGCCCGGTCTGCAGCGCCGACTCGGCCTTCGTGTTCTGCCGGCGGTTCTGCTCGTCGGCGATCGCCTGGCTGATGAACTGGAAGCCGACCGCCTCCTGCCCGCTGCTGGGCATCCGGTTGAAGTTGCCCTGCTCGTCGACCAGCGGGTTGGCGCCGAGCTGGATCCCGTAGTTGCGCGCGAGGTTCTCGGCCAGGTCGTTCAGGTTGGTCTGGCCCGGTCGCGTCACGTTCGACGGCGGGAGCATGCCCTGCTGCGGAGACGGCTGCTGCAGGCCCTGGTTGTTGCCCGCGATCGCGGCGGCCTGTTGCTGGAGCCCGGTCGCGGGAAGGGTGCGCACGCTGCCACCGCCCGCGGTCTGCACGTTGCCCGGCGGGATGGCGCCGGACGGCGGCATGCCCTGAGTGTTTTGCGGCTGGCCAGGGTTCGTGGCCTGGTTGTTCTGGGCTGGGTAGGTGGACGTGGGCATGGCTACGCTACGGGGATCAAGGACTCATAGGAACGGAGCTGGCTCTGCAGAGCATCGAGCTTGTCTGCGGTATCGGCGACCTGGATCTGCTGGAAGATGCTGAACAGCGTAGCCTCGATCGGATCAGAGTCGCTGTAGTCGCCCATCGTCTCGCGTTTGAAGGTCTGGAGGCGGAGCCGAATCGGCATGGCGTGCTGCGCCGAGCCCACGATGTTGCGCACGATGTTGAGCAGGTTGGTCAGGTCTGGCGCAGAGATGGTTGCCTTGTTGTTGTTGATCCATGACAGGTGCACATTGAGCAGGTCCGTGTCTGGCACGAAGGCTGGCGTCTGCTGGATCTTGAACAGGTAGTCGAATGCCGCGTTCTGGTTGACCAGCCGATCCTGCGGCTTGTTCTGGACCGACCGAACCTCGACCAGCATGTCCTTAGCCGGTAGGGCTGGGTTGTTCGTCAGGGCTGCATTGACGTTGTCCAAGACCATCGACTTTGTGTAGACCATTGTTGGGTTCCTTGACTGCTTCTCGGATCGCCGTGACCAGCTCCTTGTTCAGGTTCTCACGCTGAAGAGCCGTGAGCGGACAGTTGGCAATGCAATGTGTGATGAGTTGGATGGCACCGGCAGAGAGCGAGATTCCGGTGACGATGTCAGGAAGATTGATGATTTCTGGTTCCATTAGACTGTAGTGCTATCTGTAATAACGCCTATATCTGCCAACTTAGTAAGTAAATCTTTGAGCGCTTGCTCAGGAAGCGCACGCGATCCAGTTACAGCGGTTGCCGGACCACTAATGATGCTTTTATTCGCATCCAACAAAGCGACACGCGATCCATTTGCGAGTGATGTTAGTCGAATCGATCGGTTGAAAGTAAATACGCTACCAGCCACGCCAATCGTTCCACTTTCTACACCATTATCGAATATAGTGATTGTGTTGGTTGAGGAGTCCAACTCGATGTAATCACCGCCAGATCCTACGGAGGTTACTTTTCCTGTCACCGCAACATTCCCACTCACCTGCAACCTAGAGCTGCCGTCGTCGGTCGTGGTGCCGAGGAGCCAGCGGCCGGCGGTGACCCTAGCTACTTCTGAATCATTGATTTGAAACCTATATTGAAATCCAGACGGAACATTTATGTATAGATTCTTATCAGACGACCCGCTAGCAAAGTTATATGCTGCTCCAGCAATAGACCCTGCTAATCCCAATGCCCCATAGTTGGTCGCTTGCTTTCCAAGCACAACAAGACTAGCGGTAAGCAGTTTATTGGTGTCATCCCAAAACAGATTCGCATTGTCCTGCGCATACACCCCTGCCGGCCCAACAAAGACAACGCTACCCTGCGTGAAGACCGTCGTAGTCCCGGTGCCTCCCTGCGCAGGCGTGATCGGAAAACTGATCGAGCTTCCGCCCCCCGCCACCGCCCGCACCTGCAGCGCCCCATTGATGACTCGCGCCCAGTTGCCACCCTTGACGCCGTCGCGAATGATTCCGTTGTCTTTGCCCATGGATCAGGACCGTGTGTATTCGAGCCAGTAGATGCCAGAGAAAGCGCTGAAGTTGCCCACGCTATCGAGTCTCACGTCAGCCCCTTCGACGCTGACCTGCACGGTGACCGAGATGTGCGGATAGGGCAGAGGCACATGGCTATTCGTTCCAATGCGCGTGAGTCGACCCCACTGCCGCTCGACCGTCAAGATACCCGTGATGCCGTGCGCGTAGGTGATCGGAGCCGTGTTGGGGCCCGCTGGGATCGCGATGCCCTTGCGGTAGAGGGTGGCCCCGATCTCGTTCTTGCCGATGACCTTCTCGGCAGTGGCGAAGTCGGTGTAGTTGTCGATCTCGGCCTGGGCCGCGTCGGCCGAAGCTTGAGCGTCAGCAGCGGACGCGCGCGCCGTAGCGTCGGTGCCCGTGACGCTGCTGCCCGCGGCCACGCGCACCTGGAGCGCACCGTTGATGACCCTAGCGTGGGTGCCACCCTGCTCGCCGTCCTTGAGTCGCCCGTTCCACTTCATGGGACGATCACAATGTGGAGAGCTCCACCGGTCACGCGCGCGGTGCCGTCGTCCTTCTCGCCGTCGACGATTACCCCGTCTGGCCCGTCGCCGTGTTGACCGCTGCCAAGATCGCCCGTGACGATCTCCACGCATAGCGCTCCGTCGATCACCAGCGCCTCGTTACCACCCTTCACGCTTCCTACGATGACACCGTTCATGAGCTACCACAGCAGGCGTCGACCCGCCGCTCCAAAGTCGTGACGCGGTCTTCCAAGACCTGCAGATCCGCACAGACCGCAGCGCGGAGCAGGTTGAGGTAGCGCTGGATTTCGTCCTGCATGATCCTCAGGGAGTTCGCCGTCGGGGGGTCCTGGGGAACCACGCTAGCCGAGAACGGCGGTAGATCACAGGCCTGGCTCACTTGGACGTCCTCCCCTCGACCGCGAGGCAGAAGTTGATGATCCGCACCGGCGCCTCAGGCGCGAACGCCGAGAGCTTCACCTGCATCGTCGTGAAAACCTCGCGCGACACCGGCATCACCTGCTTGCCGAAGGTGTAGTTGAGGTTCACCTGGCGCGGCCCCACCGTCGTGCCGTCCGCCTGGATCTGGATGTCGGCATTGGGATCGGTCGCCTGGAAGTCCTGCAAGAGGTCGATCCGCACGAAACTGTCGTGATCCTCCGGCTCGTGGTAGATGACAACGCGCCAATCGCGCTTGGTGTCGTCGTCCGAGCCAAAGTCGGTCGGCTTGAACAGCGCCAAGAACTCGATGGGGCCGACCATGTATTCCCAGCCCGCCGCCGGGACCGCGTCAGACGCCCAGGCCGGCGTCACGTAGAGGCGCGTTTGTGTTGCTGCGAAGACTGTGCGCTGCGTCCACTCCGAATCAGCATCAGGGCGCACATACAGGCATACGCCAGCCAGACCAAGATCACCGCCATTAATGGCGCCAGAGAATCCAGGCAAGCCAGACAAGCCAGCAAGAGCAGGAAGCCCGCCTTCAATGAAGCTCGCTGTGCTATCGTCAAGCACGGCCGCACCATTGTCGTCGAAGCCGCCGTCTGTAACCGTGCCTTGGACAGTGCCTGTCGCGCCTGGAGTTCCGGCTCCGTCTGTGTCGCCGGTGTCGAGTAGCCAAACAAATCCATTGGTGTCGCCAACGTAAACCCTTTGATTGCCATCAGAATCTTTCGCAACCACCATGGATTGGAACTGCTGGCAAAACTCGTGGAGCGTGATCGCGTTGCACTTGATATCCCACACGAGGAGCAGGTTGCACCCACGATCCGTCTGCACTGTGGGCAGTAGAAGTAGATATTGCTGCCTCTTCGGATAGAAAACACCAACCGCATCAATGACTCGGCCGTTGATGTCTTTCCGGACGTATCGCGGGTTGTCAGGATCGGTGAAGATTTCATTGATGTAGTCGGAAGCCTCAATGTGCTGGACTCCTCGGCCGTCGTAGAGGGCAATGCCCCGCTCGGCGAGCCACACCGTCCCACTCTCGACCTGCGCAAAGGTGCGCGGGCCCACGCAGCCGATGTCCGAGCTCACACGAGTCGGGCAGATGACCTCGGCAGGGGTCTCCTGCCAGGCAACCGTGTAGGTCTTCCTCCGCTTGCAAATAACGAGCTGCCCGAAGTTGCTGCAGCCACCCATGATCCGGTCGCCGTCCCCGGGCTCGATGTCCAGGAAGTTGATCGCCGGCCAGAACTCGGGCTCGTAAGGCTCGCTCCACCACCACCGATTCGTGTGCCCGCAGATGGTGTAAAAGGCCCCGTGGTGCGTGACCCCCGCGTATTCCTCGACCAGCTTGATGCGCTGGATCGGCGGCGACGTGCCTTCCACCGGCGGTAGCACACGCTCGATCTCGTAGACACGGCAATCGCCAGAGAGCTGCAGGAACTTGCCCTCGAGGCAGCGATCCCACTCGACGTCGAAGCTGCCAATGACATACTTCGACCCGTTGACCACCGACACCGTGCCCGCCGGCGAGCGCAGCGGGATGTCCCCGAATGCATGGAGCCGGTTGCGGAAGTCGACGAGGATCGGGGCGCACGGTGGAGGTCCGTTGAGGATCGACAGCCCTTCGTTGGTGAAGTCGAGCTGCGCGTCCGCGAGCGTATCCGTGAAGAGGCTCGTCGTGTTCGGGTCAAAGCACCCGATCTTGGCGAGCACCGGGAAGGCGCCCCCGTTCACCGTCCGATAGATGCAGATTTTGCAGACCTGCGGGTCGCCGGGGATGACCACGTTGGCGAAGGACAGCGTCACCGACGCCGTGAGCCCGCCGCCCGCGGCCGTCACGATCACCGTGATGTCGTCGGGATTAGGGTCGCTCTCACGCCCTGTGCAGCAGTTCAGGAACGTGTAGCGGTAGACGTAGGTGCCATTCGACAGGCCGAGGCCAGCGGGGCTCTGGAGCACGGCCTGCTGACTCGAGCTCGGGTTCTCCCCCTCGAAAGGGGGCTGGATGCCCAAGAGCTCGATGCTCTGCGCCGCCGGGTCGAACTTGACCGGCGGCACCGAGCCGTTGGTGATCGCCAGGATCCCCGGGTCCCCGCCGCCCGCCGCCGTCGCGGCGCAGCCCTCGGGGTTGAAGGCGTTCTCGTCGAACAGCGGACCGAGCTCGGGCACCTCGGTCTGCGGCACCGTGAACGTGTAGTAGATGCCGAGCTGGCCAGCGGCGTCGTTGCCCGCGTCGTTCCAGACCCGGTTCTTGCTCTTGCCCCACATGAAGCGCATGGGGCCCGGCCGGCGCACGGGGCTGTTCTGCGTGATGTCCGCGCGCTTGAGCTTGAGGCCAGTCGAACCCGTCGGCGTCGCTGTGATGTCCGGCAAGACCTGCAGATCGGTCGTGCTGGCGAGCATGTTGTTGTCGCCCTGCAGATCCGGGTCAATGATAATGACTTGGTCAGGGTTGTTGCCAGCCGACTTATGCAGGATCTCCCCGTAGAACTTGCTCTTGAGAATCCGGTCCAGCATGTTCCGATACCATGCTGGGTCGAAGTAGCTCGACGTGTGCTCGCCGTAATCAGTCAGCGCGTAGCTCGAGGAGAACGTCGTGTCTGCCCACCACAATGAGTAGCTCGAGCCCTGCGCCGAAGCATCGTGGTAGGTGGTGGTGACCGAGAAGTTTTCCTGGATGATCTCGATCCAGTTCGTCAGGACGTCGATGGAGTTGGCATTGTCGCGCACCCACTCCATTGCGTAGGTCTGCCCATCAACCAGCAGAGGCTGGAGGTCAGAGCTACGCGCCATGAAGCCACGCCCCGTGCTGCCGTTCGACGGGTTGTGCGTCTCCGTCGTGAGCTGCCCGTAGGTGGGGTCGACCCGAGTAAGGCGGAAGCGCAGGTTCTGCGTGCTGTCGCTGACCGTGTTCCGACCCAACGTCATCGCGTTGATCGAAACCAGACCATCCCACTCATTGGCGTTGTATTGCCAGCCCCACGGCACGACATCGGAGAGCCCGGTCGAGAAGGCATTGGAGTAGCCCGTGGTCTCGCCGTAGCCACCCTGCATCAGCATCGTCGTGCAGGTGTTGTTGCCGTGAGTCGGCGCCTGCACGATCGTCATGCCCTGGCTGAAGATGACCAGGGCCGCCAGGTCCCCGTCTGAGGCTGTCGCTGACTCCAGCCCCAGGTAGAACATCATGTAGGCGTCCGGATCGCCTGCTTGCGCCAGCGTGTTCCATAGCGCCCAGAAGTCAGCGTGCGCCGGGTTGCTGACGTCGAACGTGATCCCGAGCAGGTAGGTGCGGTTGTTCGGGCTCGCGATTGTGCCGTTGAACGTGATCGCGACGCCAGGCCCGCGCGCGGCGAAGATCCGCGTCCCGGTGCCGCCCTGGAACTTCCACATCGGCTCGTCGACCGCGCAGTTGACGACCGAGTTGAGCGGCACCGTGTAGGTGCGGGGTGCGTTGTCGACGCTGTCCTTCGCCGCGAACCCCACGAACGGCGTGTAGGTGAGCGTCGTCGCCGCGCTGTTGTAGCGCGCGTGGCAGAAGAACGTGACCCGCCGCATCGCGCTGTAGCGCGCGGGGGCGACGGGGATTCCGAGGTCGCGGTCGACGATCGTCTGGCCGGCGGCGACCTTGGTCGTCGCGTTGCCCCCGATCACGCTCCCCAGCCCCACCAGGTTGGTCTTGGGGTAGCGCAGGGCGAAGGGGCTCGTGGAGGCGGGCATCAGACCGGCCCTCCATCGATCACGGCGACCGCGAGCGCGGGCCGGGCGCCGGCTTCGACCTGCATGAGCCCGAGGGCGCTCACGAGGCCCAGGTTCGCGTCCTGGGTCCCCAGGAGGGCCTGGCCGGTCAGGTCGGTCGCTGCGCCGCCTCCGAGCGCCAGGGAGGCCTTGGGGACCAGCGTGGAGGCGTTGTAGGAGAGCTCGAGAACGCCCGAGGTCGGGTCGGCCGCCGGGTCGTAGGAGCGGCGCGCGAGCTCCGTGAAGACCCCCTGGGTCGTGCGGTAGAGCAGCCGGAGCACGTAGTCGACCCCGACCTTCAGATCGAGGACCGCCACGATCGAGGCGAAGTCGGTCAGGTCACCGACCCCACGGATCACCTGCACGAGACGCTGCCGCGGCGCTGCGGCCGCGTCGAAGGCGAAGGTGACCGAGGTGCGATACGAGCTCGAGCAGGCGTCCTTGAACCAGCGGGTGCACGCGTTCAGCGAGTCCTGCAGCACCGTCTCGCTGACCACGCCGGCCCCTGTCGCGATCCGCATCTCGTCGCTGACCGCCTCGTAGCGCCCGGCGTTGCGCCACTTCACCGGGTCGAGCGCCCCGGCCACCGCGAAGTTGTCGAACGGGTAGCAGTCGGCGATCACGAACGAGGGCAGCACCGAAGGCGACCGAATCGAGAAGCCGGTCTGGTCCGCGACCAGCACGTATTCATTGCCGCAGTTGTCGGTGTAGGCAAAGAGCCCGCAGACGACGCCATTGAAGCGCTCGTCGAACGCGCGCACGAGGCCCTTGCGCTTGCTGAGCGTGTCGAAGGGCTGGATGTTGATGTTGACGCAATCGGCGAGCTCGCCAATGCGCCGCATCAGGCGACCGTTGCGCGTCGAGAGCCCGGGCCAATACTCGCCCGGAGTGCGCAGCGGGAACTCCTTCCACTTTGTCACAGAAGGCTCCCGAGCTGGCTCGTGCGGAGCAACGGCACCTGCTGCCAAACGGTCGGATACCACATGTCGGACGCCGAGCGCATGACCGTCTGCCGCGAGGCGGCCTTGCGGTTGTTGGCCACCCGCAGATCCATGAGCAGCCCATCAGCGCGTTGCTGGAACAATGCCGCGTTCTCGTTGTCCGTGTCCATCAAGAGCGCCAGCGCCGCCGCCGAGTAGATCAGAACGTCGATGTGCTGCTGCGGGACGAACGGACACTGCGACGCCGAGTTATACGGATTGAAAGGTCGAGCGTAGTATTCACAGACGATCCAAACATCAGTGCCAGCCGAGATGAATGGAACAGGCCACAGACGCACACGGATTCGGCTGTTGGGACCCGGGGCGATCCGGCTGTAGACCAGAGGTTGCCCGCCGCCCGGGTTGTTGCCGATGCTGACGTTGAACTCCTCGCGCGTCATCTCGCGCAATGGCTGCCCGTTCCAGTTGCCTGGCCGGATCAGGTTCAGCAGCTCGCAGTTCTCCGGCAGCTCGTAGTCATTGATGCCGTTGGCGAGATGAATCTCCTCCTCGCGGTAAGTCCACTGGAAGTAACCCTCCTTCCGGATGATCGCCTTCTCGGCCTCGGTCACGAAACCCAGGTAGACCTGGAGCTTCGTCATGCCGTTGGCGGTGGCCGTGTATTTCGAGTCGCCATTGCGCTCGACGAGCTGGATGACCCGTTGCGCCACGCGCTCGTAGGTCATCAGGTTGTCGGGCGACGCGACGCGACTCGGCTCCTGGTCGAGCACCGTCTCGGCCTCGAACAGGTGGCAGGTCATGATCGGGATCCCCTTCGTGCTGTAGGGGCTGGTCCCGGCCGGCTGGTTCGCTGTCGTCGCGGAGAGGAACTCGAAGCCGGGCACACCGACCTTGCCCCACAGCGGCCCCGCGTAGTCCGTGAACGACAGCAGAGGGTCGTGCACGTTGCGGTCGTTCAGGTAGGCCTCGAGCACCACCTGGTCGTCGCCGCGCCGGATCCGCAAGCGCATCGCCTGCGCCATGTTGCGATAGTTGCCGTTCTCGTCGACGTGCAGGTTCTCGGCGGCGAGCTGCAGGCTCGCGAGCACGAAGGCGCCATCCGTCTCGGTGCCCGTGGTCTGGCCGTGGATGCCTGGCGCGATCGCGCGCGCCGAGAACTTGACCAGCTTCAGGATCGGCAGGGAGCCGTCGCGCGGGCACGTCACGCGCAGCCCGTAGCCCTGGTCGTAGCACGCCGGATCCTCGCGGAGCCCCAGGTCGACGAGCAACGGGTCCTTGGACATGCGGGCCAGGATCGTGAACGACGGATCCTCGGTCGCCAGCGCCATGAGCTGGTTGATGTCGACGAAGCCGATGATCTCGCCGAGGTGGCTCCACACGCAGTAGATCGCCTGGTCGGGACTGTCGAGTGCCTCCTGCACGAACAGCACCTGCGTCTTCTTCGCGGTGGTGCCGGCGAGGATTGGCGAGTCGCCGCTCTGCGTTCCGTCGGTCGTGACCGGGATCACGCGCTCGTCGAAGATCATGGCCTGACCGCAGGGGATCAGGTAGGCAGAGCCGACTGCGCCGTCTTGCCTATCAAAGCGATCAAGCCATTTTGAGGTCATTGCACTTTGCAGTCCGTGTGCTGCTCGAGGTTCTTCTTGTCCGACCAGTAGTTGCGGTCCCCGGTCTCACGGATCTTGCCGTGATAGAGGTGGGCCGGCACCGAGTGCGTCATGCGGATCTTAGGTTTCTTCGAGCTCTTGAGCTCGGCGGCCATGGTCCGCTTGCGCTCGAGGTCTTTGCTGTAGGCTTGCTCGAGGCGCTCGGCTTGGTTGGGCGTGTGAGGGTTCAGAAAGTTGCTGACGACCCGCTTGTCCTTGGCGATCTCCGACTGCGAGCTGCCCCGAACGTGAACGCCGGGGAACTGTCCGCTATCGAGGATCTCCTGGAGCTTGTCGATCTGCTCCTCAGGAGGTCTGCGATCAATGACGATGTAGCTCATGGTTGGCCGACCGGCCTCGGGGGCGGGCACTTACGTCAACCCGCCCCTTTGGCCGTAATGAACTTCACCTGCTTGTATTGACAGTAATGCACATTGGAGCAGGTGTAGACCACCTGCCCCGGTGCATACTGCCTAATCAGGTGATGCTTGCACAACGGACATCTCACGGACAGCCGCTGACTCCCGTGCACAGGCTGAGGATGCGACCGATACACGCCGGGCTGAGCACTTCCAAGGTGCCTTCCCACTCCACCATACCCTTGGTGGAGCTACCGATCTTCGCGAGCTCGACGGCCAGCACAGGGCGGAGAACCGCAATGCGCAGCTTGTTGAGCTCGGCCAGCGCGATGTCCGCCGCCCTCTGGTAGCGGTGGAGGAGGATCCGCAGGATCCCGAAGTCGCTCTGGTAGAAGTCGACCGTGTTGACCACGGTCTTGTCGTTGACGCCGATGTTGTATCGAACGTTGCTGTTCGGATTGAGCGTCAGGTTCGACAGCGAACGCTTCTGCGGGCTGTTGCACCACAGCGTGTCCGTCATGCAGCCCTTGGCCCACATGTCCTCGAGCTGAGCGTTGAGGATGCACTCGTCGACACAGTTCGTCGGCGAGCTACCGGCGACATCGGTCACCGTGGCGAGCTCGTTGCTGCTCAGATCCAGCGTCGTCGCGCACGTCGGATCCGTGCTGATGGCGTATTGGTTGAACCCGTCCATCTTCCGGGGCAGCACACCAGCACTGTTGCCTTGCTGCGTCTGTGACTGGCGGATGGAGTGCACCAGCGCGAACTCGATGAAGCGCGCGAGCTCCATCGTGGCCTTGCGCAACTGATAGACGTATTCGTCGCGAATGCCCGCCGTGTTGATATCACGCTGGGTATCGGACACGTCGAACGTGCGCCGGATGATGTGCGTGAGGTTACAGAGCCGCTTCCTGGGCGTCAGCGGATCGAACGTCGCGTCGGAACCCTCGGCCACGGCTTGCACATCGGCATTGCCGTTCTCGGGATTGCCGAAGGACGCCAGACTGTCGATCAACCACTCGTGCGTGGTGTTCGACGCTGCGACCTTCTCGAACATCGAGAGGAAGAGCGTGTCCATGGGGGACACGTTCGTGATGATGTCCAACAGGTCCTCGCGATTCCCATGGAGGACGTTGAACGAAGAAAGGACTGCGGTATCGCCTACAAATGCCACTGTTCACTGCCCGGCCCCTAAGGGCCTGTAGGCTCACGCGAGCCTACTTCTTGGCAGAGAACCTCTGTGCAAATCGCTTGTTCAGATGCTGGTCCAGCAAGTCGCGGTGCCGCCTCTTGTCCATTGGATCAGAAGAGGTGCCGAGCTTGCGGATTTCCTCGACCTCATCGGCCAGGACTTCCTGCTCGCTCTTCTGTGGCTCTTGATTGGGCACGTAGTCTTGAGAACCGCGCGTTGATCGCGGCGACGGCACGGGAGGAACCTGCCGACCTGGCTGAGCCGGGCGTGTCCTCAACTCCTGCTCCTCGGCGACTGCGCGAAATGCCTGCTCCACTGTGCACGCGGGGTTGCGTTGCTGAAACGTGTCAATCAGCGACTTGTGCACGTCATAGTCGAAGCCGGGATACTTCTGGGCCACCTTGGACAGCTCCGCCTCTCGGCGCTCCGCCCGTAGCTCCTGAACCGGCTTCTCGATGCGTTGCATGATTCGCTGCTCTGACTCGGCCAGGAGCTCCCGCGTCCGACCCTCAGCGAGGACTCGTGTCCGCGTCTCGGGGTCCATCGACTCGAGCTGGTCCTGCAAGATGCGATTGCGCTCGGCCTCGAGCCGCGATCGTTCCTGCCGAAGTTGCTCGGCCTCTTGTTCGCGGGCCGCGGCTCGCGCCTCGGCCTCCTGTGCCTTTCGTTCCGCTTCCCTGCGCGCATTGGCTAGCTCGGCGATCCGCTCGTTGGCGCGCGGTGAGTAATCGTTGGGGGGTTGTTGCCCTGTCGGCTGCTGAGGCGCTTCCGGTGACGGCGCTTGGGGTTGGTCTCGCTCTGCTACTGGCTGTGGCGGAGCAGGCGGCGCTTCCGCCTGGAGTTTGGCGCGCTCGGCCTCGGCCGCGGCGCGCTGCTTCTCGATTGCCATTGCGGCGTAGCTGCCTTCTGGGGGCGGCTTGACCTGTCTACCATCGCCATTGACCTGAACCTTCGTTGGTTCTAGGCCCATGGATGCCTTCAGCTTCTCGGCGGCCGAGTCAGACCTTTCTTGGAAGTTTGACACTTGCATACCCGTGAGGGTTCGGCAGGGCGCGACGCTGCACGACTACGCGCTCGATGCCGGCGGCGATCCCGGCCTTACGCCAAGGAAGGACGCATACGGGACAACAAGCTCCCGGTCAAGGGACCCATGTCCACTTCCCACGATGCTGGCTCGTGCCCCCCTCCCGCGCATTTCCGCGGGATCTCTCGCCAGCTCACCGACTGACGTTGCCGCCGAAGCCTTCACCGGGGACGTCAGTGTAGCAGTAGTTTGGGCCACCGGCGCTGTTGTGCGGGCTGCGGGTCTTGTTGTCGAGCGCGCCCGTCGCGAGCGAGGTGCCCGTGCTACGGTCGATGCTAGCCACCCGATCCGTGCCCGTCGCCGGCGTCGCGCCGCTGCCCTGCTTCTCGTTCGACTTGCCTTCCATGGTCACTCCAAATGCCCCCTGAGGGGTGTAGTGGGCCAGAGCTCGTGAGCCCAGCCCGGGAGGCCCGATCATGCTCTTCGAGCAGCCTTTCCGCAAGGGCCCGCCGCTCGCCTTCTGCCGCGCGCACGATCGCCACGACGCTGGTGAGAGCCTGGACCTTGCCCTGCGCGCGGGCGAGCGCGTGCGGGTCGACGGCAGTGCGCAGCTCGTGCTCCGCGCGGCGCAGCAGCTCCTCAACGTGGGCGATCCAGACCCGGAACCGCCCGTCGCCCTCGAGTGCTGCCACCTGTTCACACAGCGCGCGCGCGGCTTCGAGCTCACCGAGCCGGCGCGCATGGTCGGCGCGGATCCGCCGCTCCTCATCGGCAACCAGCGGGAAATCGAGAATGGCCGGGTTCACGACGCCCCCGCGTTCGGCGCGTTCATGCCGGCCTCACTCTTCACCGCACCGTTGCCGTTCTTCGGCATCGCGCTCTCTGGCCCACTCGAGCCGCGGAAGCCGGGGCTACCCGGCTGCTGCCCAGCACCAGCGAAGCCCTCGCCGCCACCGCCACCACCACCGCCTTCATCGCCTCCACCGGTCGCCGCATTTTGCACAGAACCCATTTGCGAGGCCATCATCATGACCTGCTCTTGCGTCATGCCGAGCTTCATGACCTCGAGAATGTGATTGGCAATGTGGGCTCGCGCCTTGTCGCCAACGGCAGGGTTCTTCTTCTCGAGCTGCTGGAAGGAGTCGGTCTTCAACTCTTCCATGTGGCCAATGAGATGGCGGAGCTGGTTGTCCTGCTCCTTCACCGGCGGCACTTCGCCGTGATACCACATCTCGTGCTCTTCCACCGGAGTGAGCACGCCAGCCTCTTCCGGCGGGACGGTAATGAAGCTGGCTACATCGTGGAATCCATAGCCGTCGCGGAAGATGCGCGCCAAGAGCGCAGGGATCTTGATCGTTGGCTGACCGGTTAGCTGATTGATGGCGGGCGCACGATCCAGCAAGTTGATGAGCTGCTGCGTCTGGACGTTGCGCTGCGCGAGCTGCACGCTCGCCATGGGCACGTAGATGAAGCGGCCGAATATCTGCTCCGGCTTGATCGAGTAGCGATCCTGGTATTGCAGACCGAGCGGCCCAATCACGTTCAGGACACGCTCCCGCGTCATGAACTGCTGGTTATTCCAGCACATCTGATTGAGCATCGGCTTGATGATGTCGATCTCGAAGCTCTTGATCGCGCCACCGATGCGCAGGTTGCTCTCGTTCAGGTCATTGGTGTCCTGGGTCGCGGTCTTGCTGTTCGACTCGCCCATGACCGGCGCCGTGATGCCGGTCGTCTCGCGGATGTCGCGCACCAGGTTGTCCATGGCGGCGAGACAGGACTCCGAAACCCGCGGCATGATGAGCGGCTTGATGTCGTCCGCCGACTCCGCGCGCAGCACGAGACCAGGCACCGCAATGAGCTGGCTATCGTGCACGTTGGCATTGGCACCGACCACCAGCATCGGATTGCTCTCGAGCTGAACCGCCGCATGGTAGAGCATCTTCTTGCTGTCGAGCTCCATGGACAGCCGCGCCGACGACTCGAGCAGGCCGATGCCGAACGTCTCCTCAGCCAGCGACAGAAAGCGGCCGATCTGATAGGGCTTCTCGCCGTGCCAGAAGGGGATCTCGCGGGCGACCACGACGACCCGCTTCTGCCGCGGATCCAAGATCGTGATCTGGCACATGACCTCGGTCTTGCCGTCCAGACGCAGCGGCCCATACCAATCGACGCATTCACGATGCCCTACGTGCGGCGCCGTGCTCGCCTGCCGCGAATCGGAAACGCCATAGGACAGATTCTTCCGCTCCTTGAACTCGTCACGGAAGGTCTGCACCTCGTCGCCGGGAACATGCTGGAGCTCCTCGAGGTTGAGCCATTCCCCAGCCTCACCTCGTTTGCGCACCTCGTAATCCGGCACCAATGAGCGGTCAGCGCACCACTCCATCGAGTTCATACCATTGGAAGTCAATGGCGCCCAGAAGTCGAATATGGAAACTGGTTGCGCATCATTCCCGTCGAACTGGTATTCCTCCCTTTGCACGTCGCGGAGATTCAGCTTGGAAGTGCCAGGGAAGTCTGGGTTCGGGACACGCTGCGCATACCGGTATTGGAGGTCACGGGATTCCCGACGCCAGAACAGCTTCTGCACGCAAGTCCCGTAGATCATGAACTCGCGGAACAGCATCCGCACTGTGTTCTCGTATTCCATCTCGACCATCTGCGCGCGGCATAATGCCGTTTGCAGCTTGGCCGGTTTGTCATCACGAAACTCCTGGCCGTGAATCAGGAACCACGGCTCCATACCGAACAGCGCCTTCCACAAGCGCGGGTGCATCGTCTCGACGGCCTTGAATGGCTCCGGCGAATGCAATGGCACTCTACCAAAGCTGAACTTCGCCAATGACTCACCGCGGAACAGGCGATACAGCGACAACCACTTGTTGCGCATGTAGGCCATCGAGTTGAAGACGCTGTTGATCGTCAGATTGACAGCGCTCTTCGCTCGCTCGCGGACATCCAAATCAGTCGCCAGGTTCGGCGGCAGTGACTCATTGAACAACCGATCTTGCTTCGCCAGGTCCTTCAGATCGTCTGGGGTCTCGGTTTCCGTGTGCCGGCCGTAGATCGGCGCCGAGCCCTTGCGCTTCTGAACGGCCCCGAGGCCGCCGCCCATGCCGCCCCAGCGGGGATCTGGCGGGGAGTCTCCCGGCCCGTAGACGCCTTGGCGATCGGGCACGGCTTACGACTCGCCTTCGCTCGATTCGTCCGCGTCCGTCGTGCTGCCTCGCGAGTAGCCCTTGCCGCCCTTCTTCACGGCCTCGTCACCGTCATCGAACGTCGGCGTTACCGGGATGTGCGGAAGGCACTCGCGGTCCACCTCCGGCGTGCCGATGCGACGATCGACGGGCGGCGGCGAGCTCTCGCTGAGGTCGGGGCAGCGCTTGGCATCGTAGGGAATAGACGCTTCGTGGCGCTTACCGCCATTGCCGTGGGCCATAGGACCTCTTCAGGTTGACACTTGCTCGGGACGGAAGACCGAATACAGCGGGCCCTCCCATCCCGTCAAGGGTCGAACGCGGCCGGGGTAGGTGCGCTCGACGAACTCGAGGAAGTCGATCGCCCGCGGAAGGTCGTAGAAGCTGGGCCGGCCGGTAACGGGGTTGTTCGGTCCCCACGGGTAGGCCGAGCCCGACTGCAGCGTGAACCCCATGAGGTAGATCGGGTCAGCACCCATGAGGAGCGCCCACTGGATGGCGTAGCACAGCGAGTTCCCCGAGGGGTGGAAGGGCTGGTCCATGTGCTCGGGGATGAAGGGCGCCACCGCCGTGTTGTGCCACTCATTCCCGATGCGGCGACCGCCGCGCGCCGGCGGGGCAATCGCGAACTCGACCCGCGTGAACAACTTAGGCTGCCCGACCAGCTTCAGCAGCTTCCCCGACGCCGAGCTGTAATGACCGCTCTTGAAGATCCCCCTGCTCAGGAGTCCGACCACGGGAAAGCGGATCCGAGGGAGGTAGCCGACTTCGCTGTTCCAGACGGGCTGATCGACGACTTGCCAATATGTGGGGTGAAGGGTCCGTAGGCACCAGTTTGTGCCGATAACTGGTTGATGCCGAGCTCGTTGAAGTCCTGGATGGTCAACCACTCCTCCGGCGCCCCCAATGATGTAGAGAGCTTGTCCACGGTGATACCCTTCAAGCCAACGCGGATCAGGATCTCCGCCGCTCGGTGGCGATACGTGTGCCGCTTCAAAATCTCCGCAGAGCATGCGTCGCCGATCTCCTTCGCCTCCTGCGGGCGCTCGAGGTAGTAGTTGACGAGGGTGAGGAACTGCGTGGAGTCGATGGCTCGGGGCGCCATAGGGAACATACGCGCTAGCTCGGGGCGAGCATCGTCATTGATAACGCATGTGCCACAAGCCGCCATCTCGAAGAACCGAGGATTGACATGAGCTGCTGGTAGGTTTGCATCGTTCCAGAATCCAGTTCCCCACCGTTGGGGGCGAGTATTACACGCAACAAGTCCCTTAGGCAGGACGCTTCGATCCCTGAGTCGCTTGGTGAAACACTCCTCATTGATACTCGGATCTCTATGGACATTGAGTCCAAGCTTACAGCTTGCATAGAGCTCACCGTGCTGCTCGAGGGGGATCCAATCCTTGTGCCCCTTACCGGTCGAGTTCCAGTAGAGGATCCGCGTTCCATTCACCATCTGCTCGATCTGCTTCAACCACTCCGGACGCGGCGGAAGCGACGCGTTACCCAGGAACAGAGCCGGTGTAGTTCGTTCGATATCAGCTCGAGGACGAAACCGATCGGTATTAGCACCAGGAGGCAGGTAATGAACATCGCCACCAACGCCACGACCAATGCGGACGTCACGATGGAGTTGCATGGTGCAAGGGTCCATCGTGAAGACATGGTCGAAATAAGGCGACCACTTGCAGGTCTCCCCACACTCATACGGCTCGTCACAAAGGTAGACCGCGGTCGGGGCCCCTGAGCGCTTGATATAGGAGATGAAGTCATTATGCGAGCTCGCGCGGCCGTGATGGGTGAACACGAGATGCGGCCGCATCTGCACGACATTGCTGGCCAGCATCTTGGAAGCGCGGCCGCTGTGGGTCGTGCTGTATGGGCTCGAAGCCCCGCTGATGTTGCGCGGCAGCTTCGAGAGGTAGCCAACGTCCACGATCTTGACGTCGCAACCGAGCTGCTGAAACCCCCAGATCCACCCCTCGCGGTAGTCGTCGGAGTAGATCAAGCTCGTGTCATTGAGGATGACAACGCGTAGGGGTTCACTCATGTCTCGGATACGACTGGTCGACGTCAGCGATTGATAGCGATTTCCGGGGCCTTGACGGTGCGTTTCTTCAGCTCGGGATCCGACAACTCGACGAACTTGAACAGTCCGCCTAACGAAGGCTTGGTCCTGACTGCGCCCACTTCCCATACGATATTTCCTGTGAGGCGAGCATTGAGGAACAGGTCGGCGCCGTAGTTCTCCGACCTGCCGTCAGGAATCGGTGGGTTCGACTTGCGCTTGAACATGGTCAATGTCCGGCGAATGTTTGGAGCCACTACCAACCGCACCGGTGGGTTGCTGTTCCAAGGCACTTCAGGATTGGTTAGCGCCGCGTAGGCGGTGCCATCGCGCTGCAGCGGAGCAATGAGTTGACCGAACCAGGTATCCGACTCGAAGAGCTGATCCGGCGGCAACACGGCAAAGTAGTCGTGCATTGGACTCACATGCGCGCGGCAGCGCAGAATCGAAGCTTTCCACCCCAATGGCTGCTCGTTGCGAAAAGCTACCATAGGCACCTTGCTCTGCTTGGCGAAGATCCGGATTCCCTCCAAGACCCCGGCCTGGTTGCCATCGTCGCAGATGACGATCCGGCATGGGATCTCGGTCTTCTCCATGATGTTGTCGAGCATCTCGATCACGCCGAAGCGATCGCCGACGAAGGGAAGGAGAATGTCAGCTTGCGTTGGACCTGGTCTCATTAAGGCTCCGGATTTTGTCTTGCTCGCCGTGGGTAGCTACGTAGAGCTGGTTGCACCTGCGACTACAGAACACGAAGAGCGGCCGTCCAGCACGCTCCGCTTCAATGGCTCTGGTCGCGGAATACATGACCGGGCGCTTACACCCAGGGCATTGAAGAGGGATTCGGTCGGTCGGGGTTGGCATTGGTTTGCCTTGGCTGGGGTTGTCTCGGCCGCGGCCGCGGCGCAACGGGCTCCTGCGGGATCTGGACCGGTCCCGGCACCAGGTGCGCCGTGTCCTTGAGCTCCTGCGCCGAGCGCGCGCGGTGCGTGTATTCGAGCTTGCTGCGCGACGGGGCTCCGGACACCGGGTCGAAGCCAGTGTTCTGGGCTTCCGGCATCTGCCGCAGATGCTGATTGATCGACACCTCGATCATGTTCAGGATGCGGTCGAGCTGGTTCGGATCCGCGACGACGGGACCGAGGATCTGCTCGGCAGCGAGCGCGCACTCGCGCGCCGCTTGGGATCCACGCATTGGGCGTTGGGCCCAGGGCATACGGCTCATGTAATCTGTCCTCCGAATAGGTCATAGCCCACGGCTTTGTCGCTCTGGTTCTGCAAGATGTCACTATTGACAGCGCCACTGATTCCCATGCGCTTGAGCATCTCGCGCGGGTCTACGACCATTGTCCTGTTGAACTTCCCGTCCACCAAGGACGGGGTGTATTTCTGCTGCGCAACGGGTGCCCAGCCCACCGGGGGATGCGGGCACACGTAGTGCTCCTTCTGGTCCTTCTTGTCCAAGTCACTGATCGCGTCGGGGATGTCGTCGTGCGCCGAGAACGGCCACTCGGTCATCTCGCGCAGCATCTCATTGAACATCCGGTGATTGGTCTCGCGGAACGACTCGCAGAAGTAGATGTCGCCGCGGCGGAAGCGGGGCTCGATGCCCTCGATGCGCATGTTCTTGATCTCCTGGCTCCGCCCCATGATCGGGATGAAGCGGATGCGCGTCATCGTTTGCCGGCGGACCTCTTCGGCGAGACCTCGAATAAGCTCATCGTGCGCACCTGCTTCAACTGTGGCGCCCTTGATGTCGAAGCGGAGCCACCGGTTCCACATGTCGATGAGAACCCGTATCGAATCACCAGGTTTCCATCTTCCAACGAGACACTCGCGCACGTAGGCGACTCGATTGGCATCAAGAGAGACAGCCCAGAAGCATGTGCGGTCGTTGTCGTTATTCGACGTGAACGCGAAGTCGGTAAGAATGTAAGTCCAAACCGCTCGAGGCACCTCATTATCTCTAATGCTTCGGAAGTATTGAGGCAGGAAGAGCTGCTGCTCTTCCGACGTCGGGCGGTTTTCATAGAAGCACGAGAAGAGGCGCGGCGTCATGATCGCCTTCTGCCGCTCGATAAACTCGGGCGTCAGGCGCTGGGGGAAGAAGAGCTTGCCGTCCTTGGCATTGTTCGAGCTCCAGCTATGGCTCGTGATCTGGAAGCCCTTGCGTAGCTCGACCTCCTTCTTGATGCGCGAGTAGAGGTCGGCGTGATGATGGTGCGTGCCGACAATGCCGAGCTGAGAGCCCGGGTCGAGCTGCGCCATGATGTCGCCGACCCAATCGTTCATGGCCACGATCGACTCTGGCGTCTTGGTATTCTCCTGGCTGACCACGTCATCGAGGAAGCCGAGGTTCCAGTGCGCGCCGGTCTGCACTTCGCCGACACCGAACCCGGCCAAGGTCGGCTCCTTCAAGTGCACCTTGGTGCGCAGCCGCGAGACGAAGCCGAACTTGTTCCATTGCTCGCCCTTGTGCACGCCGAACAGCTCGCGGAACTTGGGCGAGTCCACGATGCGCATCACGTTGTCGACGAACTTGCGCGCCTGGCGGCCAGTCTCCGAGGCGATGAAGATCCGGATCTCCGGATCCATGGCAATGCGCCACGCGATGTAGCCGACCGTGAAGACCTGGCTCTTGAACGAGCCACGCGGCCACAAGATCATCTTGCTCTTGAAGAGCGGCCGCCCTTCCGAGTCGACGACCAAGACGTCCCAATCGCTGATCCAGGCAAGCCCTTCGCCGTGCGGACTCTCCTCGGCATCGGGTGCAGCGCCAAAGTCGCGCACGAAGTCGAGCAGGTTCTCGCGCTTACTGTAGAACTCGCGCTCCTCGCGTATGCGCCGCTCGCGGATGTCGTTGGGGTCGACCATCACTTCCGCTCCAACGGGGCTCTCCCGAACGCCCAGGTGTCGATCACATCGCCCGGGTAGAAGTCGGTCCGGAACTCGTCCATGTGCCCAAAGAGCACCCTCATGCCATCAATGGAGATGCGCCACCGATCGGGGCGATTGTGAATCGGGATGTCCCACGGCACGGTCACGATGATGTAGCCGCCGGGCTTGAGGGCTTCGATCATGTTCTCTGCGGCCTTGTGCGGGTTATAGCAATGCTCGAGCATGTTCGCGCACAGGATCAAATCGAAGTAGCCTTGCGGACGCGCCTTCTCGATGTCATGCACCAGATCGACGTTGGGGCCTTCGATCAGGTCGATGCCAACGTAGAGCGCATTAGGTAGCAGCTCCTTGACGACATCGCGACAGGTTCCATTGTAGTCATACGAGCCCACGTCCAACACGTTCACGGCACGATCATGCTGCAGGCCGCGATCGAGCATGAGGATCTTGAGAAGACGTAGGCAGCTTGGGTGCATCAGGGTTCCTCATCCCTCGGCAGCGTGTTCTTCTCCGGCAACGCATCGAGCACCCGCGCATTGATGCGCTTCACGCGCTCCCCCGACTCACGCCGCTTCCGCTCGATGTCGAGAATGCGCTCGACCTCAGCCTGGGTCTCGGCATCCGCGGCATCCCCGGCCTTGAGCGTGTGCTGATGCGCGACCTCATAGCGCTTCGCCGCGCGCTCGACGACGCCCAGCTCTTGGAGCATCTGCACGCGCTCTTTCTCGATCTTCCACGCCCGATCGGGTCGATTGTCCTCAACCGCCATCTCGCGCAAGGAGTCCGCCAGTGAGTCGATGCGACCGACCAAGCCCGGCAGCGTAATGCCAATGACGTCATCGCCGACCTTCGCGGTGTAGTCGCGCCAAATGTCCTTGACGAGGTTCGGCATCAAGCCGAGCTTATTGGCAATAGTAACCGCCGCGTGACCCTTGCAGAGCAGGTGCAAGACCAACGACGCCCTTTGCTCCGGCAACAGCTCAATGACCAATGACGGCCAAAGCTTGAACTCGCGCATCGAGAGCCATTGCCAAACGCGAAGGCCATGCGCGCCATGCTCGAGCTCGGCCAGATCCTCAGCAACCGCGGTCGAGAGCGCTCCGCGCGCCGCGGGCTTCCGGGATCGGCGCTCGGCGCGAGCCGCGGCGTATTCGGGATCGGCCGCCTCGCGAGCGGCGATCTCGGCGTTCGTGGGTCGGCCGCCGCGGCGCTTCGCGGGCAACGGGCTCTCGGGCTCGGGCTCGGGAGCTCCTTCGGCCGGGTCCTGATCGCTCATTCGGGAATCCTTCCTCGCCGCCGAGGGTCAACTCGGGACGATTCGGCCGATTTCGCCCATTCCGGGTAGTTTTTGCTGACCAGGGAGGTCGGTTTTGACGCGCCGGGCCCTCTCGGTGAGCTTGATCTTCGGCTGGGAGACCTCCTGGAGCTCCAGGATGGCCTGGATTTTCGCGATGAGCATCCGGCGGCCCTGGGGGAGCCCCCCCGACCTCCGGAGCCAACTGCGGGCATCCTGGGCCGTTTGGAAGCCAGGTGCCCCTTCGAGGGGAACCAAAACCCCGACCGGGATCGGGGCATCCTCGGGTCTCGCGATCGTGAAGACCCTCACATCGCCATCCTCGAAAATCGCGTAACGCCTTGCCCTGTTTGGAGTTGCGCGCGACAACGGGCCCTCGGATGAGGTCGGCTGATCGGTCAAAGCTTCGTGGGAAGTCTCAGCGCTTGCGTCGCCCATGCGAAGGCTTCTAGCGGTTTTGGAGAAAGCTTCAAGACTGGCGCGAAGTTTTTGGGTTTTTAGGGCGATTTTCCGCGGCGCGCGGAGGGCAACGGGTGGTCTGTGGGAGAGACCGGGCAAAACTCCTGAGCCTCTCTATACTAGCGCGCGCGCGCACATAGACATGACCACCAACATACACACATGTCGATAATGATAATCAGAGTAATCCTCTATACTATTATTATTATTATTATTATCTATATATATGTATGTTGGTGGTGGTGTTTATACAGTCTGTGTCGGGAAGAACTCATTAATCGATTATCTTTGTTTGAAAAATCGTGCCGTAGGTTGTGTGTATACGGGATTTTTTGCTGAGTCGGGAAAAAAACATGGGATTTGTAACAGAAAAATGTGTCGGGGCAAGGATCGACGGGAGTCGAAAAGGGTCCCCGCGCGCCGACCGCATCTCGCGAGCTGCTCGGTAGGGAAAGATGCCCGATTTAGGGAGGAAAACCCGGGAGCTTTACATAATGAACGTTATCAGAAGTGACTTTCGGACATCAGCCCGGCTATCTGTAAGCGACGTTCTTACCGACTTTGCGCTTTCGCTGCGTTTACAGGCGCTTCCTGAAGCTCCCATGCCATGGGGCGTCACCCACCCTAACAAACCCCTACAAAATGTCACAACTCACCCCATACACGGTGCAGCGCATTCATGGACAAATCTTATCCAGACATTTTGACATGCTCCACCTAAAAGCTTCCACCCACCCAAAGCTTTTTCAACATTCATCTCCCACGCTTCCTACTCATGTGGTAGAGCTTTCTTAGACTACGATGCTTTGTCATCGGCGCCGTCTGGGGCTTGCACTTCGCTCGCTCATTCTGTCCGATAGCATCTAGAAAGCTTCCAATGGCCCTCAATCTCTGTCTCCACGCGGGCGGCAAAGCGGTAGACCGCTCTCAGCTCCCCGCCGTCCCGACCCCCGCACCAACCCGCATTTGGCGTCCGATACCGCACGTCGACCTCTTGGACGGCATCCAAGACACCATCGAACGCAGCGGGCTCCGCGTGCTCGCCCAAGCCCATGCGCTCGCCAGGGAAGGGCAACGCTACTTCGGTCTCCTCGAATGCGCTCCGGCCGCTCCCAAGGAGCCCGTTGCGCTCGCTCAGTATCCTCTCGTCCCGCTCCCCCTTCCTCGCCCCCGCGACTACGGCCTCGTGATCGGCCTACGCAACTCGCACGATCAATCCTTCCCTGCGGGGCTGTGCGTCGGGAGCGGCGTGTTCGTGTGCGATAATCTCGCCTTCTCGGGGGAGATCACATTGGCGCGCAAGCACACCACCAATATCCTCCGCGACCTTCCCGTCTTGATCGAGAGCGCTGTGGGGCGCATTGCGGACATGCGGGGGCGACAAGACCAGCGGATTGCCACCTACAAGGCTACCGAGATGCGTAATGGGCAAGTGCATGATCTGCTCATCCAGGCCTTGGACGCGCGCATCATGGGGCCGACCATGCTTCCCGACGTGCTGAAGCAATGGCGCGAGCCGGCTCATCCTGAGTTCGCTGAGCGCAACGCGTGGTCGCTGTTCAACGCGTTTACCGAAGCGCTCAAGGATCGCTCGCTGTTCGCTGTGCCAAAGGCTACGCAAGCGCTCCACGGGTTGATTGACACCTATTGCGGAGTACTAAACTAATGGCTCCCTCGGGTTCTCCCAGGGAGCCCGTTGCTCCCCGCACTGTCGGAGATGACATTATTGCCGATGCGATTCAAGCTATCGGCATGGAAATGGAGACGCGTGCTACGCTCTCTCCCAAGCTACTCGAACAACTCCACGCGTTCGGTATGTTCATTAACTGGACATACTCAGCAATCAAGCTCCGCCTTGCCGGCAACATCATGTCGGCCGTTGACAGTGAACGTCAGGCGGAAGGGTTCTACAAGCGCTTGCCAGAGGAGTGGAAGTGGTAGCCATGAGCGCATTCATCGTCAGTAAAGCCACGATCGACGCAATCGTGACGTTCGCGGCCGCGCACCGGAGCGTAGCTCCGCAGGTCTTGCATTACGAAAAGATCAATGGTGTAGCGGCCGAGACCAAACTCGGCCGGATGCTGCTCGAAGAAAACGAGCGCTCGATCCGTTATCGCTACCCACAGACAACGGGTCCCTCGGACATGCCCGGGCCCGTCGATTACGATGGCGCCGAGCGTTACTTCTACGCTAAGCGCTTCGAGCCCATTGCGGCTATCGAGATAGTCAAGCTGTGTGACTGTCTCGAATACCAATCGTGCGAGCATCCCGAGTGGAAGGATTCGGAAGCCTGCCGCATCCTCGCCTTGATTCGGGAATCAGCGGTCATGGAGATTCCTGGGTATGACAAAGCGCCATGGGGGCTGCCGTGAAAGCCCCCGTTGCCTGCCCCAAGTGCAATGGCACTAACGTAGAGGACTGGATCTACTCGGAGCAAGTCATCGTTCACCGCTACTGCAAACGATTACGGGCGCCCGACGAACGCGATGAAGGCACAGCGCAATGGCTAATCGACATTGGCGACTCCGAAGAGATCGTGCCTGACTCAGGCGAGGAAGGCATGCTTACTTGCACTTGCGGCCATGTGTTCCCCTTCCCTGAAAACGTAGCCCCTTGGTTCGGATGAACGACAAACAATACGTAGGCGATAGCGTCTATCTCGCCTTCAGCGGCTACGGCTTCACCATCACTACCGAGAACGGCATCGAAGCCACCAATACCATCTTCCTCGAACCTGAGGTCCTCAAAGCGCTCATCATCATGGCGATGACAATGCTCGTGAGGGCTGGGGCTACCGACCAAGACCTCAATGCGTATGGTCTGAAGGCGCCAAAATGACCGACCGCTGCACCTGCAATCACGTCCGCATCGTCCACAAAGATGGCATCGGTATCTGTTCGATCACAGATTGCACATGCGCCGCGTTTGTTCCCGCTCAGGAGGACCCGTTGCCTCCGCAAGCCGAAGCTCGCATCTATCGCCTTAACGAAAGCGCAAAAACGATCGGCACGCTAATGGACAACTCCACCGATCCGCTCATCCTCGCCGGCCTCGCAAACCTAGGCAACTTTCTTTGGTTTCGGCTGCAGCAGAAGAACGCCAAAGTCATCGGGGAACCCGTTGCCGAACGCAAACACGAGGATGAGTGCAAGCGCTACAAGGCGCTTCTGCCTGTGGAGTGGCAATGGTAGACGGCTACACTGAATACATCGTTACAGACGATGGCGACGAATCCACCACACTGCCCGAGTAGCGATGCATGACAACCTGGTGTAGATTGAAAAGAGAGAGAGCGCTACTCGGAGTTATTGCGTGTGCCGAACGGGGCGACGGCACAATGCTTCTTTTCTTTCGCCCTAGTCATCAATGCTTGTAACCCTGCTAGCTACATTGGCGCTCTTGGCGCCAATACCACCGGCCAATGAGCCGGACGTCATAGACCTTGCCAAGGTCTTGTCCGTTGCGGACTACGGTCCGAATCAGCTCTTGCTCACCATGAGCAAACACACCTTCCTGGTCGTCAGGAAGGACGCGGTAAGCTTCGGCGCTTCGATCACGGTGCCGAAGAGCTCGGTCATGATGATGATCGTGGACGATACGCCGCCCATCGTGCTCAAGGCCGAATGGTTCGACGGCGACGGCGTGCGTTTCGAGATCGTCTTGAACTGCGCCACCTACACGTCATTCACCGCATGTGAGGACGCGTTCGACAATGCGGTGACATCGCAGAAGAAGCGCCACAAGCCAAGGCCACCTACGCTCGTGGTCGACGTCGATCACAGCAAGATGGACCCTGCGAAGTGACAAGCGCCGTGCGTGCGGCTACGGTCGCGCGCATGGCACTCCCCTTCGTCGTCGTCAACTCCTCGGACCGCCTATTCAAAGGCTGGGTCGAGTTGACCACTCCCCTCAATCAGGAGCCGCTCTCCGCAACCTGGCGCTACCAATGGGACATGCGCCAACAACCCGCTTGGATCGGCTCGGGTATCGGCGTCGAGGGCCGGCGCGGCTACGTGCTCATGGCTGAGGGCTGCCCGGCCGCACAGCAGGTGCTCGCCGAGCTCGTGACCCAACCAACGGCGAGTCCTGGCTTGGCACCAGAACTCGCCGCGCGGCCGGCCCCCGTGCCTCTGCTACGCGTCCAGCAGCGCGGCAAGGACGAGGTGGCGTGGACGTCGGACCAGACCCTCACGGAAGGCCCGTTGTCCGTGCGCCGCGTGGTCGGCCGCGATGGGCCCAACGTCGTGACCATGATCGCGTGGCGCTTCGCGGACGAGCCGTGGACACGGTTCGAGGCCTCCTACTTGTTCTCGGATCCGCGCACGCAAGCGCTCGAAGCCGCACACGAGGACGTGTTCGGTGGGCACGAGGATGCCTACGTGCACGTCTACGGGCCCACGGTCGATCGGCTCGCGCAGAAGCTCGAGGCCGGGCCCTTCGGTTGGGCGCGCCGGCTGTGGCTCGCGGACACGCTGGGCAACGGGCAGGGGCACACGAGCATTCGCGGCGTGCTGCTGCACTACATGCATGCTAGGGGCGACGGGCACGACGACCTCCAGAGCATGGATGCGCTCCAGCGCGGCGACGTGCGCGCGGTGGTCGCCGGCACTGCGTGGCAGGGCCAGTGCGGTCCCTTTCGCGCCGTCCCGGCTCTGAGCCCGTTCCTTCTCGACGGGCGCGCGGCGGCACTCGAACGTTATCAGAAGTGGAAGCTCGAAGTCGCGGACCAGACCTTGGCACCGTGGGCGAGCACGACCATGGGCCTACGCGGCAACCCCGGGGGCACGGGCGCGCAAGAAGACTTCCCGCCCGGGCCCGCGCCCGAGGTCCTGAGCCCCGTTGTCGCGGCACCCTACAATCTCGCCGAGCTCGAGGCCTCGGGCTACGGAGAGACCCGTCGCCCCATTCACTACCGCGAGGCGGACGGCTCGCGCATCGACCCGAGCGCGCACCCGGACTGGAAGAGCTGGGCCCAGCAGACTCACTTCCACCCCAACGTGAGCCCCGATCGGCTCGGCAAGCCGCAGTGGTGGGGGCCGTTCACGGACCACGGGTTCCTCGGCCGCGACCAGCAGCACAACTCGATCAACCGGCTCGGCGCCGCGGTCCTCCTCGGCGGGAGCCGCCTCCTGCAGGAGGAGCTCGCTGACCAGATCGTGCACTGGCGCGCCGCACCGTTCGACGCGGCGAACCGCGCGCGCGGCCGCAACATGCACGCTGGCGCCTGGCTCCATCGGCTCACCAACGACGTGGAGATGCTCGCTGCCATCCAGAACGTGGCGCAGCTCAACGTGGACACTTGGCCCTCGGCCGGAGCGAGCCCGGCGTGGGAGATCGACTGCAGCAGCTACAGCCTGCCCGACCCGCGCGAGCTCGGCGGCCGCTCGCACTTCTGGGTCGGCTGGGCCGAGGCGCTGTGCGCGCCGGGCCTGTTCCTCGGCTACCGCGAGATCGGATCCACCGCCACAGCCCTCCTGGGCGTCATCAAGCGCTCGCTGCGCACGCTGATGCTCTACGGGTGGTTCCTGCGCGACGGGCTCCCTGGGTGGCGCCTGGCGAACGGAGTGGCCTACCGCGGGTTCTCCTGGGATCAGGGTCAGCAGCTCTGGGTCCCCGACGGCACGCAGGGCCAGCCGCTCGACGCGGCTGCCTACGCTGCAGTCGACGGCGCGGGCAAGGGCGTGTTCGTCGAGGACGCGGGCGACGGGTTCCACCTCTGGGCTTACCCGGCGGTGCGGCTCGCCCAGCAGCTCCTGCCCGAGGAGCCCGTCGTCCAGGCTCGGTGCGCGGCGATCCTCGAGCAGATCCGAGCGATGCGCGGCAAGGTCGAAACGTTCGATGACATGGACCGGTGGCTCGCGGTGGACTATTCCACCATGGTGTAAAGCTTTCCACTTGTCCACATCAAAAGCTTCGAGTAGGCTCTCAAAGCTTTCCTGTGGTCTAAGCATTTGCACGGGACCCGGTGTGACAAACCGTGGAGAGCAGCGCCCCGGGTCCATTGGCCGGGGCGCTTCTTTTTGCTTCGAGTCGCTTGCAAAAGCTTCGACGCCAGTTAAAGCTTTTCGCGTCAGGTCGGCGTTGACGCCCGGATGCCGGGCTACCGACCTCCCACGGCTCCCTTCAGTTCGGACGCTTCCGCGTCCTCCTACGGAGACCCGCTGCCCGTGCAAGTGTCGTTCGACCCGGCCCTGTCGCCGCCGTTCATGCAGAAGGACCGGCCGCGCCCGTGCTTCGTCCTGAAGGGCCCAGGGCTGCCCGAGCCGAAGGACCCGCTGTGGTCGAAGCTCAAGGCCATCCCTGGGTGCGTGCGCGCCGGCGGGAATCGTCAGGCCCCAGAGGGCACGATCATCCTGCCGGCGCATCCGCTGGCCGCTCAGGCGCTCCTGCGCCTCCTGCCGCGCGCGGCGGGGAACGGGGTGGAGTGGACTGAGCACGCGGACCTCGCGGCCGACGTCGTGAGCAAGCGCCCCGCGACCAAGAAGTTCATCCTCGAGCGCACCGATGCCGACTTCGCGTTCGGCGACGGGCTCTCCAAGCCTCTCCGGCCGCTGCGCGTGCACCAGAAGCAGGCGCTGGGCGCCATTCGCGCACAGGCCTTCACAGCGCTGCTCGCCGACGACATGGGCCTCGGCAAGACGGCCGTCGCCATCGAGGCGTTCAAGCTGTGGTGCGTGCACGAGCAGAACCCGCAACTCTTGCTGCCCAAGCCGCCCCGCCTCCTCGTCCTCTGCCCCGTCAGCGTGAAGTGGAACTGGCGCAACGAGCTCCTCGCCCAGGGTGTCGACGAGCAGCAGATCCTCGTCATCGACGGCCCACCGAAGAAGCGCGCCGACCTGTTCGTGCTCGTGCCGCACAAGCAGGTCATTGTCATCAACTACGACCTGTTGCGGAATCTGAGCGAGCGCCACATGGCCGCGATCGAGGCGCACGTCAAGGACGCGTTCCTCATCTGCGACGAATCGCACTACATCAAGGATCGCTCGAGCAAGCGCACGCAGATCGTGCGTGACCTGAGACCCGCTGCGCGGCTCCTCCTCACCGGCACGCCGATTCGCAACAATGCCGTCGACCTCTACACGCAGATCAGCATGCTGATGGAGGTCTGGTCGAACTGGAACGAGTTCGAGGATCGCTACCTGGTCTATGGCGAGATGACGCTGCCCAACGGCAAGAAGAAGCGGCACGTCGTCGCGATCAAGAACGAGAAGGAGCTGAACGCGATCGTCGAGTGCTACCAGATCCGCCGGCTCAAGAGCGAGGTCGCGAACCTGCCGCCCAAGGTGCGGCGCCGGCACGGCCTCGAGCTCGACGAGCACACGGCCCTTGTCTACGCGGCGATGAAGCGCTTCTGGCTCTACACGTTCGGCGATCTGCCCGATGACGAGGACGTGTTCAGTGAAAGAGCCAGGTCGGCGCTCGAGCAGGCCATGCGGCTCGAGCAGATCGCACAAGGATTTGTAGGCGGGCTGCCGGAGGAAGTGACGGAGCGAGTCGCAAGTGTCCTACGGGAATGCAGGGCGGTCTCCCTGAAGGGACGGCCCAAGGAACTCGTGTTCCCTGGCTCGACGAAGCTCACCTGGACCCTCGATTACCTCGAGGATCTACTCGTTGCTGGCAGACCCGCAGTTGTCTGGAGCCGGTTCAATGCCCCTCTCTACTGGTTTTTCCAGGAGCTTGAGAGGCTCGGCAAGAAGCCGGTCCTAATGGTCGGGAACCTCACTAGCACGCAAAAGCAGGAGGTTGTCGAAGGGTTCCAAGCGGGGCGCTACGACGTCCTGCTGGGGCAAGTGAAGATGGCCGAGGGCTTCACGCTTGTAAGAAGCTCCGACGTCATTATGTTCGGTAGGGATTGGTCCCCTGCAGTGAATACCCAGGCCGAAGATCGGTGCCATCGCATCGGTCAGCTCGGCACGGTCAACGTGGAGCTTCCAGTCGTTCTGGAAACCTGCGAGGTCTACCTCGAGCGGAGGCTGGCACTGAAGGAAGGCTCCGCGGCTACGATCCTCGCTGTGAGGACCATGCGCGAGCTCAAGGATCTTATTGGAGCGTAAGGAGTTACAATGGCTAGTGGTGAGATGAATCCGATGATGGCCGCGGTATGCAAGGTGCTGCAGCGGAACCCCGGGGCCCTGTTCGCGGACGTGAAGGCGAAGGTCAGTAAGCACGGCGAGCTCTACCCGATCGTCTACGGCCGGGCCAAGGCGCTGCTCGGGCTCGTGAAGACGAAGCCGCGCAAGGACCGGGTCGCGCCCGAGCCGGCAGGGCTTGGTGTGGGCGCGCCCAAGCGGGGACCGGGTCGTCCTCGGAAGGGCCCGTTGGAGGCGGTGGCTGCGTCCACCGCGCGCCGGCACAAGACCGAGATCGTGAACGGCTACGCTGCTGACGGCGCCGATGGGCTGCCCAAGAAGCTGGACGCGCTCATCCAGGAGCGCAACCGGCTGACGTCGATCATCAACAAGCTCGAAGAGCTCCTGACCTAAAAACAAGGGCTGTGACACACCTGGCCGGGCAGGCGGTGGAGCTGACATCCACCTGAATCCCCTCCCAATCGTTCTCTTGTCCGAGCCCTGCCCGGCCTTTTTTCTTTCATTGCCATGCCACGAGACATCGAAGAAGCGATCGAGCACACGCTCAAGGTGCCGCCATTGCCTGACAGCGAGCTGTTGTTCCTACTTCAGGTCATTCGCGCTCAGCGAGGCCAGGCCGAGACTAGGATTGGCGTCATTCTCAGTTGCTTGTCCGGCTGGTATGTGAAGAACAACCAGGACCAGTTTCGTAGGGTCTTGCTCGGAACCAGGGAACAATGATTGGCATCGGCATTCTGACGTGGCGGCGGGCGGAGTTTGTGCGGGACGTGATCTTGCCGGCGATCACAGCCCTGACTGTTGAGCCGTATTTGTTGGTAATATCAGCCAATAGCAAAGAAGCGTTGGCAATAGACACTGAGCACGCAAAGCTGGGCTCTGGAAGAAACCTTGGACCATCGGGAGGCAAGAACCGCATCTTCCAATGGTTCAAGCAACACACCGAGCTCGAGCACTTATTCCTATTTGAGGACGATACCTATCCAAGCCGAAGGGGTTGGGATCGATGGTATCGAAATGCGCATCAAGCAACCAAGTGTGAGATCATCACCTTCAAGCCAGAAGATTTCTACCAAGGCATCACCGAGTATGGACCACCATGCGGTGATTATCAGGTAGTAGCCACCAAACTGGACGGCGCCATGATGATTAGCATGACGCGGCGCGCGTCGAATGTGTTGGGCGGCATGCATAGGACATTCGAGGGTTTTGTAGGCGGCGAGGACACTGAGCTGATGCTGCGCTCGACGAGAGCGAAGATGTGTCCGTTCCGTAATCCGACCTTCGTTGGTTGCGCCAACTGGCTAGATAGCATTGATTACCGTGAATGGCGCGGCGCCGAGAAGCGTCCTGACGGAGACCCCGCTGCTCACAAGATATTCGGGCAAGCTCGATACGAGGTTGGGCTACAGAGAGCGGCCGCGGCAGGCAAGGCCTTGACAATCGACAAGCTGTATATCGACCCTTATTGGGACGAAGAAACAGCGAAAGAGGTCACGATTCCATGACTCGCATCTTCGATTGCTTCCTCTACATGAACGAGGTGGAGTGCCTCGAGATGCGACTGGCAGAGCTAGGCGGCGTCGTCGATGGGTTCGTCATGGTCGAATCAGAGACGACATTCAGCGGCAAGCCAAAGCCGATTCGCGGGCCGATACCTGGCATTTGTCATGTGCAATACGGTATGCCAAGCAGTCAAGACCCATGGGATCGGGAGCGCCATCAGCGCAATGCAATAATGGACGGCCTTAATAGACTCGGAGCTGAAGATGGCGACATCGCTACCGTCTGCGATGCTGACGAGATAGTGTCAGAAGAAGGCATTAGAGCGCTCATCGACAAGAAGCTTCCTGTCGTTTTCCAGGCTAGGTTCACTTACTATTATGTGAACGCCATTAACCACGAGAGGCAGCTTTCTCCGATGGCGGCTACTGTCGGGTGGCTTAGGTCACACAGCCCAGATCAACTTCGAGTCATTCGTCACTCGATCCCCGTTGCTCCCGAGGTGGCGTGGCACATGAGCTTTCTAGGCGGCCCTGATCGTATTCTGAAGAAAATTGATTGCAACTCACATCAGGAGCTGAACAACCAGAGCCGCGAGCACATTGACAGGTGCTTGAAAGACGGGGTGGCGTTTCACACCGGACAAAAACTTACCCTCGTCCCTATTGATAATCTGCGGATGCCGCGTGGGTTTGATAAGGATAAGTATAGGCATTTGATATACGAAGCTAGTGCTAAGGAGGCGCCTGGGCCATGATAGAGCTGGTAACCGTCTTAGAGCGTCTGGTTGACGCGGTCCAACAGTTGAACAAGAATCTCGAGAACGGCACCCTGGATCGCATCAGGCCTATTGGCGCCGTTCAGCAGGTTCTTCCATTGGGAGCGAAGCCAACGCCATGGGCTGATTTCCGCGAAGAGCAGGTTCGGGCCATGATGGCAACGAACGACTGCAAGAATCTCGAGGACTTCTGCAAGCGGCTCGGCTGCTCAGTCATCACAGTTCAGAAAGGCATGAAGGGGGTCTGGTCCTACAAAGTGCAGGCGCTGCTCCGCAAGATCCACCCAGACATCTGCAATCACGAAGGGATCTTCATAATGAAGCGGCTGCCGAGCGCGGAGGAGGTGGCAGCGGCTCGGATCAAGGCGGGGTGGCGACCTATCCAAGAATGGCTATGAACCTCGGCATCATCACCAGCAGCGTCGTCGACCCCAACGACGACAAGCGCCGCATGGATTCGCTCGACGAATGGGCGACGACTCTAGTCGGCGGCTTCGCGCTGTGCGGCATCTCGGCCAGTCTCACCCACAACCTGCAGGATGAGCCGCTCGGGTTCGCCTACGGCATGAACTGCGCGCTGCACGATCTGCTCCTCCAACACAGCGTTCCTGACTACGTGCTGTGCATCAATGACGACATGCACATGCCGCAGAAGTGCATCGACGAGCTGTGGAAGCATCGCCAGGAGCATTTGGTCGTGTGCCCTACGACTGACTACACCAGTTGCCCCGAGCAGGCGGCAACGGGTCCTCGGTTCGAGAGTCCCCGTCGTGCCGCGTTCGTGCCCGCCATCTGTTGGCTGATGCCCATGGTCATGGTGATGATCGCGTGGCGCAAGCTGGGCAAGGTCGAGAATCGGCGTCAGCTCTTTGCTGAGCGGCTGGGCCGCGCGTGGTATGAGGACAACCTGACGGCGCGCATCTGGCAGAAGCTGAGCGACCCATTACCGTTTCTCATCGCACCTACGGCATGGGCGCATCACGAGGGAAGCAGGACCAGTAACGCAATCCCGGTCGAAGAGCGCGCGCAGGCGGGGCTCAGGTTCGAGGGGATGTGCTTGGAGCTTGGGCTGTGAGCGACTACTCGGAAATGACTCAGAACGATCCGCGATTCCAAGCGCTTAAGCGAGAAATGGAAGGTGAGCCCGTGATTGAAATAGCTCTAATCGCTCTGACCCGAGGCGCTAATCAGATCATGCAAGCCGGGTCTATGGATCGGAGACAAATCAAGCTGTTCCTGAAACTTGCTGTGCGCACGTTCAACATTCTTCTCGCTCAAGCCAACAACAACGATCAACCACAATGAAAGAAGTCCTAGCTGAGTATCGTGAGGCCCGCATCCGCAAGGACGCCGCTAACTTCGAGTTCAAGCAGGCGCAGGAGCGCTTCAAGGCCGCCGAGAAGAAGCTCGCCGAGCACTTGGTCGACCAGGGTCTGCGTAACACGACGGACGATGAAGGGCGGCAATACAGCCTGCGCCCGGCCTTCTGGTATCGCAAAAGCAAGGACATTGCCGAGAAGGTGCTGAGCTGGCTCGAGACGCGCGGCCAGGATCCCGAGCAGTATTGGGAGCCATCGCTCAAGACCAAGCGGCTCACCGAATACCTAAAGACCGTATTCGAGAACGAGGGTAAGGCCCCGTTGCCCGAGTCGGAGACTGGAGTTCCGCAGTTCCTGAACCTGGACACAACCCCAACAATCAGCGTGAGAGGCTGGAAAGAAGACGATGAAGACTCCGACTGAGGTTCAGCTAAAGAGGATCGCTGAGCTCGGCGAGCAGGCCATCAACGCTGTGGTTGATGATTTGTCAGAAGAGCTGCACGTCTATGCGTTCAATGCAATCATTCAAATGCTGAAAGGAGCCATGAGAATGGTGAACGCGAAAACCGAAATCGATCCATACAAGGAAGACGACAATGAGTGAAAACACCCCCACCGTCTGGACCCCAAAACCGTTCCGCGGCGTCGACCTGCTACCAAGCGTCGGCGGCCAAAGCGCCGAGATCGAACCGTTCCGAGACGAAGAGGTCGTCTCGCGAAAGAACGTCGAGCTCGGTGACATCATCGTGCCCCGCATCAAGGTGCTGCAGGGCATTTCCGATGAGGTGGTCAAAGACGGGCTACGGCCAGGCCTCTTCTACCTGACCAATAGGAAGGAGTGCCTCGAGCCGCCAATCCGTGGAATGATTATCTTCCACAGCAAGAGCCGAGCGCTGTTCCCTCAGGACAGCCGGCTTGAAACCGCCGGTCTCGAGCGCTGCATTGCTCCGCAAGCAATCCAGGGCTCGCATTACGGGGATTGCGCCTCCTGCCAACACAAGGAATGGCCCAAGGACGAGAACGGCAAGACACCGGCCGGGCAATCCCCGCCGTGCTCCCTCTCTAACAACTACGTCTTCCTGACGCAGTTCGGACCCTACGTGCTCCGCTTCTCGAGGACCAGTTTCAAGGCCGGAGCCGACTTCCTCTCCGACGTCGCCATGGCCGACCGGAACTTCTGGCACCACCCCGTGGTGGTGAACGTCGCCCTGGACACCAAGGAGCTCAAGGGCGGGAGCGGCAAGAAGGCCTCCTACTTCAAAATGACGATCGGCTGGGATAGGAGTGAGGTCTTCCCCCAACCCTACCGAGACGCCGCCAAGGCGCTCTACCAGAAGCTCGCCGATGCCTGGGACGCAAACCGACTTGATGTTGGCCAGCAGGACGAGAATCTGCAGCGGGAGGAGTAGCGGTGAACGCTACTTGAGTAGGCCACCAACAAAGAAGCGCCCCGGTCGTTGTCACCGCCGGGGCGCCGAGGACTGCCAATGGACTTCTATAGCCGCGTCCGAAACGCGTTCGTCTCGAACCTCAAGCCGAATCTAGAAGCACTCGGCATCGTAATCAAGCAGGGAGGTGGGGTAGATCACCTCAGCGTCAAGTGCCCGTTCTGCGATGACGAAAAGGGAGCCGGATCTGTCGAGATCCATTCCGCATTTCTGAAGTGCTTCAAATGCGGGTTCGGCAAGCCGTTGTTCGATTGGGTCGCCCACCTGAACAACATGCAGCAGTGGCAGGAGGCGGTCGACCTTCTGGCCCAGAAGCTGTCGATCGAGAAGCCGACCCGCGGCAAGGGCAAGCCCAAGCTAGCCCTCGACGCCCAGGAGCTCGAGCTCGCCTGCCTCGCCCTGTGGGAGGACCCGTTGGCCGCGCAGTTCCGCGCCGAGCTGGAGCGACGGGGCTTCTCGCAGAAGGAGCTGTTGCCGTTCTTCCTGGGCTACAAGAGCAACCTGCTCGTCTTCCCGCACATGCGCATGGACGGCGGGCTCGCGCCCACCTACCACGCGTGGAAGGGGCCCTGGGTCTCGGGGGCGAAGTGGTGCTGGATGGGCGGCAAGGGCTCGCCGCCGAACTACCTCTGGCCGGCGCACATCCTGCCCCGGGAAGGCCGCCGGCTGGTCCTGTGTGAGGGCGAGTGGGACGCCCTGATCCTGCGGGTCAAGCTCGACGTGGACGCCTACTCGTGGACGGGAGGGGCCAACAGCCCCCTGGTCTACGCGCAGCTCCCTGAGTGGGCGAAGAAGCGCGAGTGGGACATCTGCTACGACAACGACGTCTGGCAGGGGCCGGGCGTCGAGTGGGCGCCGGACGAGAAGAAGCGCACCGACATGCTCACGCGGCGCAAGAACCTGCTCGAGAAGGTCGCGCGCATCCTCGCCGTTTTGGCCGAGTGCAAGGTGCGGATCCTCACGGTGCCGATCGACCCGCGCGAGAATTGGGGCGGCGACCTGCGCGACGCGTGGACAGCGGGTCGTCTCCCGAACCTGGACGTGCTCAAGGCGACCCCGCTCGAGGAGGCGAACCCGAGCCGGGCCAAGGTGTATCTGCCGCTGGTCTCGAAGAAGGACGAGGACGGCGAGGAGAAGCGCGAGCTCCCGCCCGAGAAGGACGTCGAGCTCCGCGGCCGCTGCAGCTCGTCGATGGAGTCCGCGGTGTGGTTCCCCGAGCAGACCTTCATTGACTGCCCGCTGGGGCAGCACGGATTCTGCAGCAAGTGCCGCGTGCCCAGCTACTACGGCTCGGGCGTGATCGACTGGAAGGAGGACAAGGAGCTGCAGGCCCAGGTGTTCGGTAGCAGCAAGCCGAACGACGTCATCATGAAGCAGGTCATGGGCAAGCCTGGTCAATGCACGCAGGCCGTCATCAAGCACAGCGCGGAAGGCACCGGCATGCTCCAATGGACAGTGACAGAGGAGTCGCAGAACCATACGCCAGTCGATATCCCGATCTTCAGTAAGGACCCGCCGGACATCTCCAATGAGATGGTCATCAAGGGAACCAGCTTCCTGCCCAAAGACGGGCAACAGACGGTCTCGGTGATGGCCGACGAAGTGCGTTTGGTCGAGCGCGCGGTATTCAAGATCGAGCTCTATGACGAACGACTGAAGGAGCTGTGTCCGTGGAACGCGGAGACCATGGACAAGGTGGAGCGCTACTTCTCGGCGCGCTACCTCGACCTCGCCGGCAACGTGACGCGCATCTTCGGCTCCGACATGCTGCACCTGTGCTTCGATCTGGTGGCGCACAGTGCACTCTGGTTCAACTACGATGGCGCCGTGCAGCGGGGCTGGGTCGACGCGTGCATCGTGGGGATCACCCGCTCGGGGAAGAGCCAGGTCGCGCGCCGGCTGATCGAGCACTACGACGGGCTCCCTACGATTCGGAGCACGCAGTCGTCGTTCACTGTGGCTGGGCTGCTCGCGATGCAGATGCGCACGAAGAGCGGCATGTGGCGCAGCAAACCAGGACTCATCCCGCAGAGCCACGGCAAGATGCTCGCCTTGGACGAGTATCACCTGATGATGGACGAGCGCAACTGGACGTCGCCCATGGAGCTCTTGCAGGAGGTGCGCGATCAAGGCGTGCTCCACATCCAGAAGGCGAGTAGCGTGCAATACAAGGCGGCCGTGCGTCTGCTCACGATCGCCAATCCGGTCGGCGTCGGCGGCTTCGAGTCGATGAGCTACCCGTGCGAGCAGATGTTCGAGCTCTACCGGCGCAACGAGTGCATCAGCAGGACGGACTTCCTCTACACGATCACAGACGCGATCGCCGAGGAGGCGAACCGAGTCGGACAGCCCGATCCAATGACGCCGCGATTCACAGGGGAGCTGTGCACGGCTCTGCTGCGGCGCGCGTGGGACATGGAAGCGGACTCGATCACGTTCGAGCCGGATGCCATCTCGCTCGCGGTCGACACCTGTCAGGCATGGCTCGCGGTCTACAGCCCCGAGCTCCCGTTGTTCACCGGCCCCGACAAGGTGCGCTCGATCCTGCGCTGCGCCATCGCGATCGCGAACCTGTGCTATTCGCACCCAACGGGTCATCCTATGCAGTGCCTGGTCCGACGTTGCCATGTGCAGCTCGCGGTCTCGGTGCTCGAGAAGCTGTTCACTATCTCTGGCTACGGCGAGTTCTCGCTGCGCAGCTCCGACAAGGCGCGCCTCGCCAATCCGTTCGAGGTCGAGTGGATGCTCATCAAGAACGTGCCGGACGCCGGGCTCGCCAGCAACGTGCTGCGCAACCTGCTCGGCGAGTTCAATCAAAGCGAGCTGATGACGTTCTTGAATCTGGATCAACGCCAGGTCCAAGAATGGCAGTATCGCATGTTTGCTTGTGGCGCATTGTCCAGGCGTAAGCACGGCGACAGGCTACTGTCCATGCGGCTGACCAGGCCGGCCAATCGGCTACTGCGCGCAATCTCGGCAATGGGCGATGAAGAGCCGGAGAACTACAAGGAAAGACGCGATCGCCTTCTAATGTGGAAGGATCGCAGCGTGGGTGTGCCCGATCAACAGAAGCCGAACCTAGACGAGCTATTCCCCTATGAGTCAGACACTCCGCATCAAGCTGGCGGTTGAATCGGTATCCAAGAGGATCGAATCTCTCTACCAAGTAATCCATGGCGGGATTGACTTGTGCGACGGTGAGTTCAACGAAGCGCTCGACAAGTCCTTCCTTCGATTCACAGAGCAGGCCAATGCCACGAAAGACCCCTCGAGCCTCCAGCTCCTCCAGAGCAAATACCTCATCGAGGCCACCAACCTCCTCCAGTCATGCGCTGCGCGGAAGGGAGCTCGAAAACCTGATCCTAAGCATCTCGCAGCGGCTCGCAGCCCGACAGGTGGCAAGGCTGTTCAAATGGCCAATCGACAAAATCCTCCAAGACAGCAGTTCCCGGTGTTCTAACTGCGGGGCAGGCGTGGCAACGAAGACCATGTCCTACGTCGATCGAGGTGGCTGCGACTTCTTCGGCTTCAACAACCACGGGGCGCACATCGCCATTGAGGCGAAGCAGTGCGGCGAGGAGCGCAAGAGCCTGCCGCTGTGGAAGGACAGCGGGGACTTCGGCGTCAAGACCCACCAGATGCAGCACCTCAGAGAGGTCGCAAAGGCCGGCGGGTTCGGGCTGATCGTCTGGAAGCGCGGGGAGAACGTGACGATCTTGGACGCGCAGCCCCTCGATATGGAACTCACGTCGCTCGCGTGCGGGGAGACCCGTTGGCACCCGATCGGCGCGCTCGCCGAACGGCTCGAGGAAGTGCTCAGCGCTTCCTGAGCTCGGCCAGAACCTGCTCGAGCATCATCTGCGTCTTCTTGTGGTTCTCGAGCGCCAGGTTCTGGAAGTCTTGTGTCATCTGCTGATCGCGAAGAATGTCGCCGCGATTCTGCAATACCGTCTGCAGGATTCTCTCGTTACCAGACTCAGCGATCTGGCGGAAGGTCTCCGGGAATCGAACCAGCAGGGCGTAAAGAAGTATGAACGCCATGGTGCTGGGGAAACCAATCTCCTTGATGAACGCGATCCACCACATCAGCGTGGGAGGAGGCTGCGGTGGTTGCGGATCGGTCACGCGAAGGTCAAGGCAACGAGCAGGATTTTGATGAATCCGGCGAGTGCCTGCTGCGCTACCTTGGAAGCGTGTGCTACTGCCAGTTGCTCGACCGACGTCCGCACGATTTCGAGCTCGGCGTCTACACCGGGCGCGCCGAACGCTTTTCGTGTAGCCAGCACCGCCGCATCAGCGCCGAGGCGTGCAAGCTGCTCGCGATCCTCGGGTGGGATGTCGGTCGCTGTGGCGAGAATGGCGTCGACCGCTTCCGCGACCGTCGCCCCGATCTGGCCAGCGCTCACTTGACCACCCCGCCATTCGCGACGATGCGCTTCCTCCACGCGTCGAGCAGCTCGTAGCGGCGCATCTTGGCGTCGGTCGGCATGGTGATGTCGTGCTCGACGTAGTCGTGATGCGCCGGCGCCACGATGTTGTAGACGTCGGCCTCGGCTTGGGCATTGGAGAGCGAAGAACAGCCACTGAGCGCCAATG